TCAGGAAGCCGAATTAACTCTTGCAATCTTACCAGTGCGGATGTTGATCTGGTATACTTCTTCCCACTTTTCAATTCTTGGATTGTTGTCATCCAAAATCTTTTTCTCTTTTTCAAGAGTGATATACGCAACCTCTTGATCATCTTCTTTGAAGACACGATCCACAACCGTAATGAAACAGTTGTGATTCAGATGCCGATGGAGAAGCTGAATTGCATAATCCGCACCATTGACTGGATATGGAATTGCAAGAATTGCGAGAACATCAATTGCTTCACGCTTTTCTTTGATGTAACCGTCACCCTTTTTCTGGATGACATCTTTTGCTGACACTTTTTTGACGAAAACTGACGACGACATAACTACCGCCTTATTTTAATATAAGGTTTTGAATTAGCAGAAATAAAATCAAGATTCAAACAGTGGCTAATTCAATCACTTTGAACTTGAGACGAACGATTGTATAGTTGATTTCAACGTCAAACTTTTCCAATTGTTCTTCATGCTGAACACCTTCTTCTTTGACTGCAATTGCACGTAACTTCTTACCGAAAGCATACGCATCATTTGAATTATCAAAGTTGAAAGTATCTTTGCGCGATGGACATGATTCTAAGTATTTGTGGAGAGTGTCAATACTTTTACTGACTGGTTCTTCCGCAATCAACTTTTTTGGAATCGATGGGGACACGGTTTTCTTTGTTCTGGACATTTTTATTCACCCTCCAAGTATATTTAGAAACGTTTCTTCGTTTATTATCTCAGTTCCCAGCTTTTTTGCTTTATCAACTTTTCCGCTGGTCCAGCCGTCTGGTGAAACAAGATAATCTAGATTCTTACTAACTCCAGCAATAAGTCCACCATGTTTTTTAACAAGCTTCTCAAGCTCATCCCGATCCATTGAATGTGAACCAGTAAAACAGAATGTCTTTCCTGCAACTTTAGAACCTGCTGCAACTTTAGCGGGCTCCCAATCATCACACTTAACCCTTGACAACATTGCAGTTATGATTTTATCATTTTCATTAATGCCCTGCGCCAAAGTACGTGCAGTATTATCTCCGAACTTCGGAATTGATGCAATTGTTGCAACATCAAGACAGACTTCCTTGAATTCTTTAGCAGTAATTTTTCTATTCAGATGATTGAGGATGGATTCAAACCGACGTGACCCAAATCCCTGAATATCTAATCCACCAAAGAATCTGATAATATCTGTATGGCTGGTCAGAAGAGTCGCTTTTTGCAATACTTTGTACTTGCCAGCACCAAAGCCATCAACATTCATCAGGTTGTCATGGCCATTAATTCCCACGTCATAGAACGAAGGAAGATCATCTGCGCACTTTGCTTCAAGAATAGCCTCAATCGTTTCACCAGCGAGTCCTTTGGTGTCATGTTCACGATACCAAGCGAGGATTTTCCTGATCTTCTTGGATTTGCTATTTGGATTTGTGCTGATCAGGTATACGAGTTGTTCACCATCAACGTTCGTTTCAAAGACGATTGGGAACCCGTCAGCATCTTTTGTTGGAGCTTTAATTTCAATTCCATCGTCAGCAGCAATTGATACGCCTTCAACGGCAGGAATAACGTCATTACGTCTACTGACAATAACGAGGTCATTAATTTTCACACCCTTCTCTTTAATGAAATCAACATTATTGAGGGTGGCATGCGTGACAGTAACACCACCAATATTGACAGGTTCAAGAATTGCCCTTGGTGCAATTCTGCCGCCAGTATCACGCCATTCAACTGCGAGTAGTTTTGTTACAGCTTCCTCAGATGCAAATTTATAAGCAATTGCCCTGGTTGGATAATCCCACGCATCATCTGCCAGGGCATTAACCACAATCACTAATCCGTCAATATCCCAATCAAGATTTTTACGGGTATTGGTTTCCCATTCAATTTTGACCTTTTCAACTTCTTCAATTGTTTTAAACGGACCTTGAAATGATACAGTCGTGAATCCCCAATCTTTTAGGGTCTTTACCATTTCAGCATGGGTTTTTATTCCAAGCTCTTTCCAATTCATGATATTGTATGCAACCACATTTAAATGATTGCATCCTACACCATCATGACGCTTGGCAGTTCCTACCGAAGTATTTCGGGTATTCTTTCCGCCTACCTTATCCAGTTTGGATTTATAGAGGAGAGTTTCCGAACGAACGATGACCCTGCGTTTTTCGCTGATCGTTTTAGGGACACCTTGCATTTTGAGGACATTTCTTGTAATGTCTTCACCAATTTTATTTTTGCCACGCGTTATACCTTTTGTAAATTTTCCATTTTCGTAAATCATCTTGAGCGATGAACCATCCAATTTATGTTCTATCGCATATTCACTTCCAGGAAACTTTTGTGACCACGCCTTCAAATCAGGAAAATTGACGACTTTGCTCTGAGAACCCAAAGGATATTCAGCATGAATGTATTTTTCCCATTTGGAATCATCTGGTACATCAGCACCAACTGATTTGAGACGTTTATTCTTCGGATCTAAAACACGAAGTCTATCAATAAGACTGTCATATTCTGCGTCACTTATTCCGCTGTCACCAAAATTCGTATAGAGTGCCAACGCATCATCAAGTTTACCTTCAATTTTCTTGATTTCTATTGCTGGTATCATCTGTAGGTCTCCACTTAAACGAAAAGAATATCACATCTTGTGCAAAGTCAATAATTTTAAAGGGTCCAAAGATCAATGCTATACTCAGGAAAACAACCTCTGCTGAGGCCATAGAGGTTTTCTTATCGTATAACTGTTCAATGGTTGAAATTTCAAGCAACTTCATTAAGGTTATTGCAATTTTTTCTCGTCCTTCATTTTTACTTACCATGTATAGGTGAATGTTATTTCGCATTCCCCTAAAATACAAATAATGATGAATAAAAAATACAAACGTTCCTGAGAGTACCCAATAGAATACTCCCAGGAACAAGAACCATAGGAAACTCATATGAGCTTCAAATGTCCGAAGATTTTCTTGCCGAGTTCACGATCAATCGGCTCAAAAGCCGTTGCTGTGATAATATTTCCAAGATCGGGCTCAAGGAAATCAGCATACTTTAATCCATGCCGATGATAAAGCACTTTTGCATTTGCAAAATCTTCATCAGTACCTGCCAAGAAAATCAGGGTCTTGTGATGCTTGACCCAATCATCTACAGCAGGAATTTCATCTTTGATTGACACCAGTTCGGCCAATGCGTGTGCACCTTGCACACCACATTGAACCGCTGATAGGATATCCTTACGGATAATAACAAAACATTTAAGCATGTTCGTATTATCTTCGTTAGGTGGGGCAACTGGTGTTGGCTGACTCAGAATTATCTTCCAGTACCGGGAAGAGTTTTTCCAATCCGTCCACAAGTTTTTGATAAGCCGAGGTAGCAATGATAATTTGATCATCGTGTGTATGTGCCTTTTTATTTCTTAACTGATTATAAAGCACATGCGCAATTGTCAAACCAGAATGAGGATGTGAACAGTCCCAATAACTAAAGAACGTGTAAACCTCGCACGTCTTGTCAAATTTTATAAACTTTTCTTCCGCAGATTTATATGCAGAGAAAGGTTCTTTCTTGGCCTTTTCAGGATCTGCCTTTATGCAGGCTGAAAGGATACGTTGATTCTTTTGAATGGTCTTGTTTGCTTCACGAACGATGTCGGCATCGTTTTTAAGAAGCTTCTTGAGGAAGCGAATAGCTTCCTTGTAATTGATGTTGTAATCCATGGGATTTTCCTTGTATGTTGGGTGAATGAAACTGTGAAGTGTCATTCATACAAGGTGGTGCTCGGGCTTGCACCTACCCATATTCATATTGATGGATCTACTTCATACCGTGATTATAGCTTATGTTGAATGTTTTTCAAGATATTTTTCTTATGCTGCGCCCATAGCTTATCGCCAAGAGCAATAAGGATATTAATATCAGGAAAGTCTACCGCTTTTGCGGAATTTGGATTAACTGAATAGAAATTATCACCAAGGAATTCTTGGCATTGATAATCAACTAACGGATCAGAAGTGTTGACCCAAATAGTTGCAATGCGCAATCCCCATTGCCATAGACCTTTTATCTTTGAAGCATCTTGATAACCTGGACTTGATGTACATGCTAAATTTAAAATATATGTGTTATCAAAAGTTTGTCCCATTTTAACGGCTTCTGCCAAAGCGCATGTTGATGGGTTATTTGCACAAACTGCACCATCAACATAATAGTCTCCATCAATACAAGCAGGCTCAAAATATGTTGGTGCTGCGGCAGATGCTCTCACTACTCGCCATGTACGGATATTATCATCTTGCCAACTTTTCCAAAACTTTGTAGCAATCTTTTCACCATTTATTTGCACAGCATGTGCCATAAATTTTGTTCTTGTTTGATTTAGTGGATAATCCAAATATTGCATCAAAATATCTTCAAATACTTCGGCATTATATTTTGGCTTCCAAATTTGCCAAGCATAAGCTGGTTTGACAAATATTTTTGGAATCATTTCTTTATACATGTCAACAACATCTTTGCCTGACATTCCATGCGAAATACAACCGCCAATAATTGATCCAGTTGATATACCCGCAATCAAGTCAAATAGTTCCGAAGATTTTTTACCAGTTTCTTCTTCAAGATGTGATAAAATAACAGCGGTGATGAGACCTGATGTCCCACCACCGTTCAATGAAAGAATGTTGTAGACCATATAAGCATATTTATGCAAATATGGTGCCCTCGGTGGGAGTCGAACCCACGATGCCGGGTTTAGAATCCGGAGCTTTAGACCGCTAAGCTACGAGGGCATTCCTTAGTAGATGTAGACTTTTCCGTACCGATCCTTGTTGAAGATCAGACCGAAACCACCACCAAGCCAGACGTTGACCTGGTAGAGAGTGAGAGGAGAATCGATGCCATCCTTGGTGATAGCGATGACCGTACCCTTGAGAGTTGGCAGGAAGTCGTCGGTACCTTCGACGTAGATGGTTTCACCCTTCACGAAACGTTGACGGATATCGTCCGTCGTGATCATTTGGGAAGGATTTTCCTTGAAGAATTCAGCGATGCTTGCAGCAGTCGCACCGCCGAACTTGGCATTGAGAGTCGTAGGAAGACGGACATCTTCCAATTCAGCCTTGCCGGCGATCACGGTCTTCTTGGCTTGCTTCTTCTTGGTTTGACGACGCATGTCATCCATAACGCGGGCAGTGTCAGCACCGTGGTTGCTGCTCATAATAAGGTCTCCATCATTGGGTGATGGTGGCGATTATGTTACACATTTTTTCATAGCAAGTGTTTTCTTTATCCAGCATAGGGTTATATTCTACTAAATCTATAGCTTTAACCTTACCTGTTTTCTGGAAAAGACTTATGAGTTGCTTGAATTCGCTCACTGTTAGACCTCCAGGAGTAATGCAACCAGTTGCAGGAAATTCGTCCCATGACATGGAATCAACATCACATGAAATATGGTATGTTCCCGTGTTCCAGGGATCTACCGCTTCAAGGGCCATTTGCGCAATTTTTTCTATTCCTAATGATTTTATTTCAAACATTCCAAAATATGCAATGCCAAAAGTTTTAAGCATTTCTAATTCTTCAGGATCAACGTCTCTTAATCCAATTATGCATATTTCAGGGCTACTATATAAACCGTATCCTAGCCAATCAAAATCTTTTTCTTCTGCAAATGTTGCTGAACCAAAACGCAAAGCATTCAATGGCATTCCATGCATACTTTTAGTTAATGACGATTTAAAATTGTTGAAGTCGCCATGAGCATCAATCCAAATCAATGATGTCTTCGGGTAAATGCGCTTGGTTGCTGACGCAGTTGCACAACCAATAGTGTGATCGCCGCCAATGTTTAATACAAAATCATTCAGATTATCTTTTATCAAGTTATGCAAGGATAATAAAAAAGATCCTGATGTTTGATCAGGATCTTTCTCAAGTAAATGCAAATTGGAAGTTCTAGTTAACAAATAAGATCGTAGCTTATTGAAAGCCTCACCAACGCCTTTTATCTTTTGTCCACATTCGTAGTCAGCGCCGATTATTTTCATTGGTGTATATATTTATCTTATTACAAAACCAATTTAAATCAAACTTTTATCCAACCTCTATTTGCTAAGTCTTTGATAGCATTAATCATATTACCATCAATTCGTGCCTTGCTATATTTCTTATAAGTTGCATCCACCAGAGTTCCTATTTCATCTGCTGATTTTCCGGCCTTTTCAGCAGTCCAAACGACATGCATAGCATCATGTTCTGGTAATTGAGGAATAATTTTTCCAGTTTCACGATCAATTGTGAAACCATATGAATCTAGACCAGCGTAAGTATGCCATTGAAAGTTGTTTAATAGTACAGCTTCAACAATTTGTTTAGTTGCACTATAGAAATCACGAATTTCAATATATCCTCCATGTGCTTGCCAAACTCGGATATATTCGTACGGAGTTACCTCAAAAGAATATTGTCTATAATTGCTAGCAAAAAGTTTTTGAAACTTCCAACCTGCAGGAATCAACTCTGTAAATTTTCCATGGAATTTACAAAGATCGTTATGATAATTCATGTCATTTTTTGTGAATATATGCGACGAAAAGCCCAGCATAAAGTTTCATATCCAGCAAAAACTTATCACTCGGAAATCTTCTTCCCAAGTCGTTCATTGGATAGAATGGGCTTTCTTCAATATTCAATAGTTCAGTGGTGATGTTTTCACCTTCTTCTTCCAAACCGCCACCTTCGCCAACTTTTACGCAATCAGTGATGATAGCGAAGGGAATTGTCTCTGTGCAAATGCCAGGAGTTGTACTAATTTCGCGGGTGATGATTGGATTATTACCTTTGTATCCACACTCCTCAAGCAATTCTCTTGCCGCAGTATCTTCATATGTCTCACCATCATCAACCAAGCCAGCAGGAATTTCAACCACTGGAAGTTTATGGGGAACCCGCTTCTGAACAGTCAGGATCAGATGGTTGTCAGTCGTAATTGCAACGATCATCACTGCCTTTGGCTTGCGATGACGATGCATGAATTCATAATGACCAATTTTGCCAAGTAGCAACCATTTGCCATGATAGAGGATTTCAGCATTATCAGGGAGTTCAGACATGGTTGTTTCCTGGACAGGTATTTCTTTGTGATCAAATGAGCCAAGCTTAAAATAAAACTTGCCTCGAAAACTTCTGCTTTGCTTTGGTGTCACGTTTACAAGAACATGATCATCCGCAACATAGATTGGATGAGAAACTTGAGTCCCTTCACCACAGGCTTTTTCAGCAGCTTTACGGATCGTAATTGCGTCAATATCGTACATTATAAACCTTTGGTGAATGCATCTGCACAAACTTTAAGAATGTACGGAGTACATACTATAATGATGATGTCAATGATTACAATGGTGGTAATCATTTGATTATTTCACAATCGGAACGCGACGACCCGAACCAAACGATACCTTGCTCAATTTGATTCCTGGCGCTGCTTGCTGACGTTTGAATTCATTACGGTTGATCAAATCAATGATCCGCTTGTATTCAGCTTTCCAACTATCAGTTTTCATCCAAGCAATTGCTGCTTGATAATTCGCATCAATGCTATGTTCATCATCAAGAACAACCGTGCGCTTAAATCCTTCAGGAGTAGTCACATAATATTCAATAAAATATTTTACGATTCTGTCAAGAATCGGATATGGCAACAAACTCTCTTCATCGGTTTGATCCGGAGCCAATTCAGCACTCGGTGCCTTATTGATAATATTTTCGGGAATAGTCGGACCAAACTTTTTATTAATCCATTTGGCCATTTCAAAGATTTGCATCTTATACAAATCTTTCAATGGTGCATATCCACCACACGAATCTCCATACAGCGTGAAATACCCTGTGGCCAATTCTGTTTTGTTACCAGTAGTCAGTGCTAATGCACCAAATCCATTACTGAAATACATTACATTCAGAGCACGCATGCGCGCTTGAAGATTTTCATCAGCACTTGGATGATGCTTCGTATATTCTTTAGTTCCAAAAATGTCAGCTTTGGTGAGGATGCCATTATCATAACCTTGTTTGAATTTAACATAAAAATCAGCAGGATCAATACGCATTTCATATTCATTACATCCAATATTCCGATGCAATTCTTTCGCATCATTTACGCTTCCATCACTGCTATATTTTGAAGGCATCATTATACAGTGAACATTTTCACCACCAATTGCATGTTTTGCCAAAGCAGCAACCAATGCGCTATCTATTCCACCTGAGCTACCCAAAACGATGCTTTTAAATCCGCTTTTGTGAATATAGTCCCTCAATGAATTAACGATGACGTTAAATAAATATTCCATTTCATCTTTAATGCGAATGTTTGATATGAAGTGTCCCCAATTGTTTTTATCAGTAGTATGAAATTCAACCTCAATATCATTTGCGGTTGGATCCATAATCAAATGAGTCATACCATTCATGACAATGGTGCTACGGCCATCAAAATACAAATCATCCTGACCACCCTGTTGATTGCAATAAATGATGGTCAGTTTTTTGTCTTTGCTGATTTCTTCAATCATATGCTGACGAAAGTTTGGTTTCTCTTGAACGAAAGGACTGCTGCTGATATTGACGATAGTATCACAACCAACATTGCGATAATATTCAATTGGGTTGTCAGCATATGCATAATTATCAACCAATTTGTCATTCCACAAATCTTCGCATATAGTGAAGCCGACTTTATGACCATCAATATTGATCACCAAATGATCTTTACCTGGTTCACAATACCGTGCTTCATCAAACACATCATAAAACGGAAGAAGATGTTTGGTGTAAGTTGCTTCAATGATTCCACGATGAATGACAGCAAGACGATTGGTAAAAGGTTTGCCAATACCTTCAGGATTGATGTCAAAATATCCAACTACAATTCTTGAATCGTACAAATCTCTAAAATTGTTATCAATTTCTTCAATAATCAGATTGAGATATTTTTTGTTATTTCTGATGTAATCTTCGGTATACACTAAATCTTTGCTCAAGTACCCAGGAATGGTCAGTTCAGGGAACACAACCAAATCAACAGGAATATCATTTGAGTGTTCGTTGGCAATTTTCAAACACTGCACAATCAATTCAAAATTCTGCTTGAACCGATTTGGCGTAGTATTGATCTGGCAGAGAGCGACGTTGAGCATGATAGTCCTTACTTGATACCGAAAGTTTTGAAAGCAATATCTAGCGCACTTTGATCGCCAGTTGCTTTACTTGGATTGTCCGAAATCTTCACTACTTCAACTCCGTTCACTTGACGGAGTTTGATGACCATGTTCAAAGCACGATTGCCAGGAACATCGTTGGTGAAATTGGTTCCGATGCCAAATGAACATGCGATGCGATCACCGACATGTTTTCTGATTTTTACGCATTCATCGGGATTTAATCCATCACTGAATACGATGATCTTTCGCTTCGGATCAATGCCCAATTTTTCATAATGAGCAACGACCTTATCAGCGAATTCATATGGGCTACCTGAATCATGACGCAAACCATCATACAGTTTTGCATGATAGAGGGTGAAGTCTTTGAAAAAAGCATCAGTGCCAAACGTATCAGTCAGTGCGATACTGTTTGTACCGGGGTAGACCTTTTGCCAGTACTCCAAATCAAAACGATTTGCATACATCAACCCACATAGGGCCGAAATCCCCATGGTAAATTCGTGTGCTTTCGTTCCGATCGGTTTCAGACCATACATCCGAGCAAAGTGCATATTACTGGTACCGACAAAAGTATTTTCATATTCATCAGTTTTTGCCGAAAGAGCTTGAATAACGATTTCATGCGCTTCCGACGAAAAACGACGACGACTACCGAATTCACTGAAATAGCATTTATTGATGCTGAGAATTTGTTTCTTCCTCAGAGTATTTTTGTAATACTCCATCCCATCAAACTTGACACCTTTGAGTTTGAAATAAATTTCCGAAATGGTTTCCATGAGAATGATTTCCCAAAAAATCGTTCTCTCCCACAACCCCTTGATGATTATTTTGAGTTGTCCTTCTTCAATGTATATGTAAACTTCGCCACTCGGATTGAAACGATAATTTTTCAACCATTCATAAAACATCGGATTATAGTGAAGATCCTTACGTTCAACCAACCACTTATATTCTTCATTGTTGAGAGTGATAGTTTTGATGCGAGCCAATTCATCTTGGAGTATCGCCAAGAAACGGTCATCAAACGTATCATCAGCGCGCCGATTAATGAAACTTGATACAACTTCCGTTCCTGGAAAAAGCATGAGAATGGCAAAAGCCATATCCAGCTTGTATTTGTCTTGATCCAGGAAGCTAGTGAACATGGTACGCCCTCGTTGTTGAGACGATACCATCTACATATCCCTTGTCAATCCTTGGCTTTACCTTCTTTATCTTTTTCTATCTCTTCACGTAAGATACGAATACACAACTCATTAAGTGTAATTCCCTGCGCATGTGCAGCAAGAGTTAACGTAATAAGAAGATGCCCATCAATAATAATAGGTACATCAACCTGTTCTTCGGCAGGTATACATTCTGGTTCAATGTAAGGATCTTGACTCATTCTGGTTTCAGAATTTTCTTATCCAAGATTGTAACCTTGGTTGATTTGATTGCACCACGATAAATAAATGATCCAGTTTTAAAATCTGATGTTAATGTTTGACCAATTACACATTGATCGTAATATTCTTTTGTTGTTTGAATATCAAACTTAACAGCGTTCATTTTGTTTTTTATATGTTCTGAAATGCTCAATGACCAAGATGAATCTTTCACCTGGAGAGTCAGCATATAAATTTCATCTGCGCCATGAAGAAAAGCACAGAAGAGAAGACTAATTAGGACACGAATCATCATGCATTTCCCATGGAAAACATCCCCATGTTTTGATGAGGATTACTTTGTCGGATTTTTCTTGGCTGTACACTTTGCGCTGAGCTATTTCTCTGTTAGGTGCAAAGGTTAAAAGAGTTCTACTGAAACGTTTGTTAAACCTAATAACAACATAATCAACAATAAACATTTGGTCTGAACCAGGATTATAATCACAGTTGCTATACATAGTGAAATAATTCTATGCATAATCACAATGACCACAATGGAATTTCAAGAAGTAATGGATTAGGATTGATTACAACCCTAAAACCCAAAGAAACTTCTGAATTACCTAATGTACTTTCTGTGAAAACCCGATGTTCACCTAAAGACTTGATGTAATTGAAATGATCTTTATGAAGAGATTTTTTCAAAATCTTGACAAAAGATGTTTTCTCCCATTCCTGCATAACAGGATCATCTTTCCAATTTAGGTAAGTACCCAAAGAGGCATGACTTGCTGCAACTACAGCAGCTTCAGGGGAAATGTCACCCCTGAGCACTATGAACATTTTGAGGCGTTGCTGTCGCATCTGGTATTGGGTGATAGCGTTTTCTGAGATAGTCTTTACCATCCTTGAAAATGGGACATTGCATGTCAACATCCCATTGCTGATCGCCTACTCCTGTGAAGTTTCTGTTTATCACGATTCCGCGCTTTGTCCAGGTATCAGCATTGTTCCAGTTGAAACCCTTGGTCATCATCATATCCTGCATCTCGGATATGTTCATGCCAGTCAGTTCTTTTTGTGAAAAGAAACTTCTAGCATACTGACTTACACTGTTACGAGTTGCATCAGATTGACGCCAAATCAAATTGTTGATCATTTCTTCTTCGTGTGGAACTTGGAAGAATCTGGCATCAAATAATCCCATTTTTCCATCAGCGCGATTATATTTTTTATTGAATGCTGCGGTGAAAATAGCTGATGAAACAGAAACAACTTTTTGAATATTGTTGCTGAACCAAGGTGAAAACTCCCTTGAAATGCTATCATTCAAAACAATAGAGCATTCATCGGATTGAATATATGCAAGCCTGGCACTTCCGCCAATTTCTTTCATAACTTCAATTGCACCGGCAATCATTGCTTCCATTGGTTTTATGTCGTATGGCTTTTGACAATTTTTCAAAAAGGTATGGAATGCCTTACCATCCAATCTAATTATTTTTGGTGTACCTTGCATTAAGTGTGTAGAAGAAGCATATTCATATGCCTTCATACGATCACCTAGCGTTGTTTTGTCTTGTCCCATGTGTTATTATTCCAGCCAAAAGTTATATCGTCACGTTCTTGATCTGTCAATTGGTTATCCCAAATCATATCCAATTCATCACTCATCCATTCATCGTCATCGGTCTGCGCACAATCAGCCCATTTTATAGCCAATTCAATATATCGGTTTTTAGAGTTTTCGCTCATACTTCTGTATTATCCAAATATTTGTGGAAAGTCATCCAAATATTTTTTAAGCGCCAATTCCTTCTTTTTGCATTCCAAATGAATATGAATATTAGTCATATCTTTGAGAAATGCAGGAATTGGCTTTGTATAATAATCTGAATGCGCAGGAATATTTTTATTTGGGTCAGCAGACTGTGAATAGTGAATCTGCATATTTCTGCCATTCCAAGTTGATCTGGCAATACGAAATTCATCTTCTAATGATAAATCAGGTTCTTTACTAAAAGAAGAATGATGAATATCTAACGTAATAGGCACGCCAGTCAAGTTATGAACATAATCATATAGCTTTTTTATTGACCAACATGCCGCTTTGTCATCATTTTCTATGACAACACGTTTCTTGGCTGTAGCAGAAAGTAAATTATATGAACCAGAAAAACGATTGGCAGTTTTATGCCATTCTTTTCCATAAGATCCACCAACATGAAAATTGATTGGTATATCTAAAGGTGCTTCTGCACAAATTGCATCAGCAATTTCGTTTTCACATTCAATCGTATTCAATGAAATTTGTTGAACTAATGGATCAGGCGACCCCAAGCAAACGAATGCACCAGGATGAAAAGAAAGAAGTAATGAATTTTCATAAGCATATTTTCCAACAATTTTCAATGCTTCTAAAATTTCTTTTTCTAAATGCAGGTCTTTTATTTTATATCCAACTTGTGGATCATTTTGTCTTGGAAGAATTTCACTACCAATGCGAAATACTTTAATACCATTTTCAACATTCCATTTCAAAATGGTCAGCAAATCTTTGCAATTTTTTAAACCAAGTTCTGCCGCAATTTTTCTGTCAAATGTCCGACGAATCATATGTCGGCCAGTATATACATCCGAAACTCTGAGAATTTCGTTTATGCAACAATATCCAAGATAATGCATATCAGGTCCACATATATTTACGGATGTCAATCAACATATGCAGCATTTGCGTATCTTCAGATTCATATCCTTCTTCAACTTTGTCAGCAATCTTTCTAGCAGCTTTGCGTTCATCAGTATCGTTATTTTTCCACAAGTACGAGGCTGGATCACCATCTTCATCAGTACCATTGACCTCAAACATGGTATCCAAATCAAAATCTTCTTTATTTTCAGTCTCTTTCATCTCCTTGATGTCATAAGAATCAACGCGATTAGGACGAATAACTGTCCACCAGTGATACAGATTTTTGAGAGTCTGCGCCTTGTTCGCATCGTCCTGATTTTCATCCCAAACAGTAACCTCAAAGGGTTTTTCTTTTTCAATGAAATCAACAAGGATTTGGAAATTGGCATGCAGTATGACTTCATCCCTGTCATGCCAGGAATGGGTCAAAGTTTTGATCTTAACCACATTGTATGACTTGATCGTATATTTAATCCACCAGTAAAACTGATTAGCATGTCTGAATCCAGGAAGGTTATCAATTTCCTTCCAAATGGCTCCAAAAATACCATACCATTTGATTTGGCTGAAAAAACTCTTGCGCCAGCGTCTGAATTGAGTTCTCAAGGACAGTTTTTCTTTAGGCATGTCGCCAGTATAGTGTTGAATATAGAAAATCAAGGGGTAAATTAATAATAATGAAATAAATTGTAAAATGAGGACATGGATCTTTATCAGCAAATTACAAATGAAAATGCATTTGAATGTTTAGCGAATGCTCAATCTTTTTATTCTACTATTGAATATCCAGAAAATAAGTTCAATGGAAGAGGTATTGTTATACCTGCTGGAAGGGGGTATTTCATTGGTGGTTATTGTTTAATTCGTCTGTTGCGTGACTTGGGATGCAATTTACCAATAGAATTATGGCATCTTGATGGTGAAATATATGATTGGCATAAACCATTTATAGAAGAGTTGAATATAACATTAAAAAACGCTGATGGGATAAACAAAACAATAAATTCTAAAAAGGTTGCTGGTTATTGTATTAAACCATTTAGCATATTACATTCAGACTTTGAAGAAGTTTTATACATGGATGCTGATATAGTTCCTGCAATAAATCCAGAAACACTATTTGAAACGACTGATTATAAAGAGACTGGTACTATATTTTTTAGTGATCATACTTGGGCGCATTATGCATCAAAAGATTTATCAAATATATTAAAAATAGAAAAATTCAATGAACAGAGAGAATTTGATTCAGGTATAATATATATTAATAAAAAGAAAAATTGGGCCGAAATAAATTTAACAATGTGGTTAAATGAGACTTCTGAATTTTGGTACAAAAAAGTTCATGGCGATAAAGATACATTTCATATTGCATGGGAATTCAACAAAAAGAAATATTATCAAAATTTAAGCGGTAGAGGGTGGCCTCATGGAATTGGACATTTTGACGAAAATGCATTAATTTTTCAACATAGAGTTCATGATAAGTTTAGGTTATTTGTAAATAATAAAACAAATGGTTATATCAATGAAGATAAATGTTTTGAATATAAAAATAAGTTGGAAAAAGTATTTATGTCAGAGCCATCAAACGTTAAAGATCATGTGACAAAGAATAGATGGATATATGAACGGGTGGGTTATGATCAACGGGAAATGACATTTGGCGAAAATGGGTTTATAACAGAAGGGCAAGCAGGAAGAGAACGTCAATGGTATCTTGAAGGTAGTGATATTGTTGTTACTAATGAATATGGCGAAATTACTTGTAAATGTGTTTTCAACCAAGAAATAAATGAGTACCATGGAAAATGGCTAGTTCATGAAAAAATGCCAATAAAAATATTCCAATATTCAGATAATCCAAACTTTTATAACATACGTAATGGCTATTCTGGTTTATTTAGTTTGTTTAAAATAATTTTGGTGTGTGCTGAAAAAAGTATAGTTAAAGGACAAAAGTTTTACATTAACGTGCCCGAATCTGCATATTTGGATAAAGATGTTGGCCCAAACGTATTTAATTATTATTTTGAACAACAAGAATATCCAAAATACAGTACAAATACAACTACAAGCGGAGAAAGTGTATTTCCACCAAGTGATTTTAGAAACACATTTAGAAAAAGATTTAATCCAATAATTAAAGAAACGTTCAAACTTAAAAAAGAAGTAAACGATAAGATTGAAGATTTTTATACAAATAATATGGCGGGAAAGAGGTGTCTTGGCCTACATTATAGATCATTAGATAAAGTTAAAGAAACTCACATCTATGATATTTTAGATTATGATGCATATCTTGAAAAGCTTGTTAAAGATTTAAATATAGAATGTTTATTTGTCTGCACTGATACCATTGAAGCTCTGGAATTCTTCTCAAATAAATATAAAGACATCATCAAATTCACAGATTGCTTGCGAAAGCCAAAAGATCATAAAATTGGCCTCCAATACCATACTGATTACAGTAAGTATAAATTAGGTGAAGAAGCCATTTTAGATTGCTGGCTCCTTTCCAAGTGCTATTATTTATTATCAGGCGTATCTAACTTTCCAGATTTTGCAGTAATGCTCAATCCAGATTTGATACACATTCTTTATAGATAATTATTTCGTATCAACAACATCAAAGCTGTTCATATACAGTTCAAATAATTCACTAATTAATTTACGCATGCCTTTTTCAGCTTCATCACCAAAATCAATTTGAATTGATCTTGATCTTTCTTTGAAATAGTAGAACAGAGGTGCTACTTCAAATCCATATTGTCCTGCATAATTTGGGCGACCGTCTCTTGCCCAATCCTTTGCATTTACAAAACGATCAACCAATTTCAGTAGTAATGCACCATTTGATTTATCTTTAAACTTGGTGAAATATCCAAGTTTATCAGATTTATCCTTCTTCAAAATAGTCATTTCTTTTACATAATCAGCAACGTCAACACCAAATTTTTGTTTTAATTCAGTATATGTAATACCGCAATCTTCAACTGTATCGTGAAGTAGTGCAGCTTGAAGAAGAGATATTGATCTAATACCCCTATTATATAATTCTTTATAAACTTCAAATACATGTGATGCATATGGAATAGGAACAGATTTACGGACTTGACCACGATGAGCTTTCATCACGAAGTCCATTGTTTGATCAAGCAGGAATGTGTCTTTTTGGTCCATGAGTTTACTTTATAGTCAATGTTTTAATTAAATTATCAATCTTCGTAAGAACAAGTCGGTGTTCTCTATCAGATTTTGTCTTTACATCTAAATTATAAACATTTTCTCTGATTGTTGTCAATTCTTTGAAAATTCCCTGACGTTCAGAAGCATCTAATCTTTTTTGTTGTTTTAAAACAAGAAATTTTCTTATTTCTTCTTCAACTTCATTATAATCCGAATTTCTTGCAGCTACACATTGCGCATATGAATCGCTGAAATATCTATCTTTCTCATATTTCTTACCCTTTGATGTTAAGAAATAATCGCCATCAATCTTAGCAAAATGAATAGCTGAATGTGTTGAATTTTCCCAATAGTGAGTTCCATCTTTTGGAATTGCATCACCTTCTTCTAATACTTTAATTCCAAATTTTTTGCATATTTCTTCTGCCCAAGAAACTAATCTACTACTATATTCAGCATGTACGCTGTTAATAGGAACTTCACCAACAGTTCTAGAAAGTTTTATTTCTGGATATTCAGAATATAATAAATTTTGAATTATAAATGACCTATCAATTAAAATTATCTTTGTTTTATTAATAGGTTGCCATTTTCTACCAAACAATCTCACTGCAAATTCACATTCAAGGCTTGGATATATTGTTCTACCCTCGCCATCATTTGAATACGTTACCCCTTCTAAAAGTTTTAATCTTTCCTTATCATATTGTTCCAAAGACATTATTTCAGATTCATTTTCAACATTGAAATAGCCCGAAACAAATTTAATTTCTTCTACTTCTTGAATCTTTTTAGGTTCATTCGCTAATGTAAATCTATCATTAGAATAGCCTTTTGATACGATATATTCATCATCAATCTTAAACTTTTTTACAGTATACCTAGTATCACATTCAAAAATGAATGTATTTTCTTTGGTTTTACTGATGATGATTTCTGATTCTTTTTGTGTTTCTGGCGTTTCCATATTATAGTCCAGTCTTATCTAGGTATTCTGCATCACGATGTTTGAGAACCAAACGACCATTCAACTTAGGATGATATTCTTCAACCATTGGCTTGAAGACAAGTCCTTCACGAAGATGGTCAACAACTGCACTCTTACCATTGATAGCAACCAATGGATCACGGCCAGCAAGCCACTCATCAAGAACTACATCCATTGCAATCAATGGAACTGTTTTTATGCCAGATGATGCACAAATTGAAATGAACTTATCTGGTGTCAGATATTGCCCATCAACCAAAATATCAAACATATAAATGTCTTGTTCGGTTACTTTGTAAATATTTTGCTGAATAGTTGGCCCGATGAGTTCCCCACGGAAAGTCACATTAGACGTTTCAGTGAAATATGTTTTCTTGATAAATTTCAACTTATCGGGAAGATTAAGTTTCTTTGATGTTGCTTTGTGACCGAAATCTGAATCAATGAGTTCAGGTGAAACCCACGGCTTACCTTTGCGGAACGGGTTCTTATACTTGAACCAATCAACAACCTTCTCCCATTTTGTACGATCATCCCAATCCTTGATAGCGAAGTTCTTCTGGCCATGGATAATTTTTCCTGTAGCATCTGATGTGAGGTACCAGTTTGTACCTTCTATCTTTTCAAAAATAGCAACACGCTTTGAACGCATGTAATCAAAGACGCCTTTGTGACGATTATATCCTTCCAAATCATAAGTTTTCACACCAACAGGATGTGAAGTCAAATGCTTTGGACCTTTATGACTTGCTTTTGAATTGGTTTTCTTTTGTGCTTCCTCGTAATCGTATTTTTCAACTCCAAGTACCGCAGTTAGGTCCAATCCAACAGGAACCATAACATTTTTTATTCCGGCTTTCTGTAGATAAGGGAAGAAAACTGGACTTGATAGAAGTTCAACATATCCTTGAGAAATTTCTTTTCTCAACTTGATTGTTTTTACTCGGTTTTTTCCATTGCCAGAAAATTTACCTTCCATACCCAATTCTTTAATAAGATTGTCAGGTAGAATTGCATCTACTGGAAAATAAACGACAGCATCGCCAGGTTTGAAAGAATCCTTACGAACAACGAATTGCCCCAAGATACCTTCAACCGAAGCGAGGTCCAATTTATCTGCGTTTGGGTGCGCCCAAACCTTATCTATGACTTCTACAGAAACGAGAAATGTTGACATGATGTTCCTATGTAATTGTTCTGAATAATACAGACAAACGCGACAAATCCTACAGTTATTTGTAATAGCGATTTAATGCGTTAGGATCTGAAATTTTATAAAATTGAATTTTCTTAGTAGGACCACCAAATATTAGGTGATCTGAACCTTGTGTTGGACATGAACGAGAGGTCCAATGATCAGGTGATTGATTACTAGGATCACCACCAAATATATACCAGTTATGAGGTATAGTTGCTTTCCATTGGATTGATTGCGGCAATACGTCCCATTCTCTTCTAATTTCATGAGAATATGAAGCAGACGGATCATCCCAACTAATTAATTCCCATTTCCAATCATTTTCTCTAACATCAGTAGACCAATGACTAATCAAATAAACTTCTTCTTCGCCAGACCATTCATTTATTACAGAAAAATCTTCCGTTATTTCTGGTTCTTTTTCTTTTGGTTTGTCATTTAAGAAATCATTATCCGCTATATCTTCCCATGATAATCTGCCATATGGATCAGGTTCTTTTTCTTCTGGAACATCAGATTTTGGCGCAGAAGTTCCAAGCCAATTTATACCTTTTGACTTTTTTCGGCACCATAATGAATCTCTGGCTTGATCATACATTTGTTCCATCCTGTAAATTGGTTCCCAATCTGACCCAAAATACTTAGGACGTTCCCATTGATGATAATAAAACCATGCAGGATGGCCCATTGACCATTGCGATCCACCTTGGTCATGATACTTTTTCACCAAATAGATGAAATCTTTAAACCATTTATTGCTTAATTCTTTATTGTCACCTTGAATTTTGATATATATTGAAGATTTTTCATGAAGATATTCAATGTCCCAAGAGAACATTTCTTCAATGGTATATGGTTTAAGACGGTCATCATCATTGAAACTAGCAAAATGTAACAATGAATTTAAATCATGAAACTTTGCCAAATGCATCAACCCAGCGTAGGAAATCCAATATGAAGACGTATCAAAACGACTCCCATAACCAAAACCTACCCAGGCGCATTGGTCTAAGGTATTGAACATCCAACAAGCAGTTTGACTCATATTATTCGTATATACCTTTAACTATTTCTAACTTATCCATTTCGGCAGTAACTTCATCCAATGATAACGGGAAATAATTCCAACAATCAACACCAATATCAAACGATTTGCCATGTGGAGGCATACCACCATGAGAATGACCGAACAAATGCCATGATCCATGATGTTGTTTATTCCATGTTCGCATTGCAAAATGGAATAATGCAATCATTTGTTTTTGCCCATTAACTTGCAACTTTAATTCATAATAATCGCGAATCCAAACCCATGAATTCGTTTGTTCCATGACTTTTCTATCATCATGATTACCTAGTACTAAATATTTCTTACCATTTAATAATGGAAGATATTTGCTTGGCGCTTGGAAAGAAAAATCACCAATGACATAAATTTCATCATTTGGTTTTACTTTTGAATTCCAATTTTTTATAAGTGTATCATCCATTTCATCAACAGATGAAAATGGTCTATTACAATATTTTATGATATTTTCATGTCCAAAATGTATATCAGATGTAAAGTATATCATTAGTTTTCTTCATCCAAATCAGTATTGAATCCACCTAAATCTTGCATAAAAATTCTCTTGTAAGATTTAGGTAACTCTTTAATTATTCTTTCCTCATATTCTTTTATTTTCCATTTAGCCGAAACTTTATTAGTGACAAAATTCCTAGATAAGTTGCAGAAATCTCTAAATTCATATTTATTATATTTTTTATATTGTTTAGCAGCTTGATCAAAACACATTGAAATCATATTATCAATTACATTTTCATCATACCGTATACTTTTTACATTAACAAATCCAAATTCACTTAACGAAAAATATTCAACAAACATATCACCAAATTCAATTTGAAATATCAGCATATTATCAACATTGCCAGGTTCTAAATTTTGTAAATCTCGTTCAGTTGCAATCAATGATAGCTTAATTCTTTCTTGAATTTCAATTGCAATCCATTTTTTAAAAGGATTCAATGCTGATCTTGGAACTTTACAAAATCTAATAGAAGGGAATGTACCTTCACAAGGATTTATTTTCTTCTCAATAATTTCTTTTACCTCAGCAATAATTTTACGCAATTCTGTATTATCGTTGTCAGGGCTACCTATCATATTTGCATACATGAGGTTTAAATCAAGTGTCATGGCTTTAATCCTAAAGCTTTTCTATCAGCATCAGTCAATTTTGCAAGTGCTTCGTTCTTTTTACGTATTTCTTCTTCTTTTAATCGTTGAGCCTTTTCAGCTTTTTCACGCATTTCTTTTGCTTTTTCTTGGAAAATTTCAAGTGCAGGTTTGACAGTTATGACTTCTTCTTTTATTTCTATCTCTTCAATAATCCAATTATGTACATCAGCAGGAAAGAAAACTTGACCTGTCTTATAATCAGTTGTCGCATATTGATTCATATGCGATTTAAGTGGACCAGATCCTACCCAAACTTTCCCTTGTTTACCCCAAGAATTGAATTGGCCTGCCTTCTTATAAAGTCCAGTTACAGCATGTCTAATTCTATAAATTCTTTTATTTAATAGAGGATTTTTACTCATAGGTTTTCTGTTCATATTGAATGTAATTCACCAGTTTTAAATAAATGTGTTGCTGTTTTAGGTTCTGGCACAGTTGGATTTTTTAGTCTTCCAAGAGTCATGTGATATTTTAGCTTCCCACCATTCGTATACAATCCATAATAATCCCTAATCTCTGCTAATCTTGGACTATATAAATCCATCCAACAATGCCTACCATTAGAAAAATTTATGTAATTACTGTAATGAAAAGGTATTATTTCACCCTCAAATTTTGCCCAATATTCATTATTTTTAGTTGGTTCTTCACTTTTAATAACTGATGAATGAAATCCCCAAAGCGTATTTGGTTTTAGAATTGGCTCACCATCTGTATTCATGAACCAAGAATAGTATTTGTATATTTCTTCATCCAACATCATGATGCACCAAAATGGCTCATAATGCTTAGTTCCAAAGCCTGGATTAAATCTTAAAATTCCTGTAGATTCAAACTTAAAATCAATATCCCCAACTTTCATTTTATTACCAATTCCCTCAACTTCTTCCAACCTTTAATATCTTTCTTTGGTGGAATTCGTAACGTATAATTTAATTTTTGCATCGGAGTTTTACAGAATCTACATGGAGGATGTGAATCATAACTAGTCGTGCAAGCTACGCGGACAGATTCTCTGCATGCAAAGCAGACCATTGTATGATTTGCAACTCTATCTGACATTACTTTCTTCTTTTCTTTTTCTTTGCTGTATTGATCTTTTTTAATGCCCCAAGAAATGCATTCAATTCAATATATCCAACCACATCACCATTACTTAAAGCAACGTGCGCTGCTTCGCTGATACTTGGTAAAACTTGATCATCTGGAACATTTGCTGGATCTAAAAACTCATTTACCAATTCATCAAAGTTTTTAGCCTCCATCAACATATCATTTAAAGAATGTAAATCACTTTCTAAAACTTTTTTATATTCTGCATATGTAATATTCCATTTTGCCATAACTTCTCCGATATAGTAATTTCTACCACATTCTTGAGAAATTACAATTAGAAGACTCTATATTTAGCGTTGTGCTTTTGGATTGCCTTAAAACCTTCTGAGGTTTTAGCGAGCAACGGTGGAATATAAAACTCAATTTCACCAAGATCCAAAGTGAAAGATGATGGAATGGAATCTCCAAACTTTTTCTTTAGAAATTCTTCCCAATGCAATTTCCAATCGTTCATGAAATATTAACCGAGTTGATCATGTACTGATCAAATATTGCAGGGACTTTGAATGGGGTCTTTGACTGACGAATGCATGCCAACTTACTGACGACAACAGGATAGTTTGCGTATTCCTTCATTTCTCTTGCAGGATACTTTTTATCATCTGCCAAATTTTCTACATACGCTACAAGATCAATCACGGACATCTGATCAACCTTTTCAACCATAGTATGTGATTTCTTGAATTGTATATTGTATGAAATTGATGAAAAATGTTTTCCAGTACTTTCAAATATTTCATCAACATTTTTGCCATAATATGATGGCACTTCTAAAAATGCCATCATATCATTCAATTCTTTATAATGAATTTCATATTGTGCTGCTGGAACAGACCGAGCATAGTTAGTATTGTTATTTACACGTACATTTGACATTTCAACCGTACTGAAAGTACCCAAATACACATATTTCTTTGGTGACTTTCCACGATACACACCACCAATTTCCAATGCTTTCAACTTTGGCTGCGTTGCAATTTGCGTATTGGCAACTAATGCATCATGCAGTATTGAACCAACACGGACCAATTTCATTTGTGATCCAACACGGCCCCAAACATATGAACCGTTGATTAGGCCATTCTTCTGGATGCCTTCTTCAATCATCAATTCCAGGAGAACATCCTCGCGAAGATCAACCAGGATATCCTTGTGGATAACAACCTTATATGCTCTGCCACCTTCGGAACGCTTTTCCAACCCAACCAAACGAATGGCCGAGATTGGATCATTTGGAAGTGTGAGGGAAGTAGGAATTTTGTTATTATTGCGATAACCACTTGCCCAGGTCATACCAGTTTTCACGGTATTGGGATTGCTTGCATCTGCTGGGAAAGAAGGCTTGTACGTCCCTTTGGTGATGATGTCTGCATCGCTTTCTGCATTGTCCCATTTAGTTATCAGGGATTCAGGATCGCGAGAGACATAGATAATTTCCTTGGGGATGGTGCCAGCAACCTTCATGGTGATTTCTTTCTCTTTGATTTCGCAATATAAGGTGGCAATTTAAGCCTGTCAATGATAATTTGAATCTCACCTTGAGTCAGGGCTTCATCCATATTGAAGCTATGTGGGATGCAGCCCGATCTTTTAAATTTATCACTTTTAGCAAGTTCCATCCATGACCAAGAGAAACACCAACCTAGTCCTTGTTGATGCCCGCCCCGTTTATACAATGCAATCGTATCTTCAATTATTTTTTCTTTTGACGAGTTCTCAACGGCCATATCAAAATATTTCAATCCGCAAAGACGTTGAGAAATTACTTCCTCTTTGGTAACTAATTTCTTGGTCATTCCCAATACTCCTGCCATCCATCTGCATAGACAGCTTTAAGTTTTTCAAGATATTGATTTGTTTTGATTTTTGTCATCCAACGATCATGCTTGGTCCCACCTTTGCAGATGACTCCTTCATTCAAAATTACTCCAGGGATGGTGTTGGTACGTACCATTTGAATAAATTCTTCTGAAATATTACCTTCATACACTAATTTGGCTGTAATATCCAAATGCCCAAACAATTTGATGAAATCTCGGGGACCTATGAATCCACGTTTATGAACATTTACATCAAACAACACCAGACGTTTTGTTTTATCATCTGATTTGTGTTGTCCGGAGAATGATTCATCACCAAAAAATTCACAATATGCAGTAAATTCTTGTGCTTCTCGGTAATTTTTTATCAGAATTGGTTCAATTTTTGGTTGAACTGTTGCATGAAAAATGTCAATTGCTTCTGAGAAAACAGGATCGGTTTTATCAAAAAGACGGTGACGAGTACCAAACTTATTCCAACCAACCTTTTTATTCCATTCAAATCTGAGGTTTGAACCATCATATTTGTAGAAGGCAAGCGAATAATCTTTAGGTGATTTTGCAACACCAGGGATAGTTGGATATTCTTTCATGTTATTCGTTCTCAAAATAAAACCATTCGCCTTCAGGTTTTATTTTTGTTGTTCCAGCATTATCAAATCGCAAAGATCCGCCACCTTGTTGAATAAGATTCATAATATCCTCACCTTGTTCAAATGAAGTTATCAAAATGGAACATGATGATGTGGTTTTATCATTTTCATGAATGCAAGTAATAACTTGAGTATTAGGATATTTTTCAGAAGCAAATTTGAAACATGTTTCTGATGAATCGTCTGAACTACAAAACGATCGGTATTGAGCAACATGCAAATCTTTGAGTGTGCATTTAACAATACATGAGGGACCATAATCATCAACATTTTCCAAATCATTGATGCAGTCATCAATACAATTTGACCACGGTGCATCCATATCGTTTATTTCATCGTCGGTCAATGCAACCATGCCTTTAGGAATAAATAATAGTTGATTATTCATAGTTGCGTCCTTTTTAGCCCAATCTGATGCGCGTTTGGCGATTTCAGTTGGATCAGGTTCCATGGAATAAGGTGCTGAAGGTGTGCGTGTTGGATTCAATCCTGCTAAAGATGACCAGTCGCATTTATTGCAACCCCAGGCCATATTATCATCCCAGGTATTATCCGAACCGCAGTTTGGACAAGGCATTATATCCTCATCACTCTTTTGAATTCTTCAATCTTGTCTCTTTTCCCTACAGCAATACCAATTTCAATAAGTGCTTTCATATAGTCATTGACATTTTTTATATTTTTAGTCAATCTCAACTCAAGGTGTTCTATCCTTGGACCTTCAGTTGGATGAAAAGAGATTTCAATATGCTCTAACGCATGATTGTTGAACCGTTGATAAGCGTAGGTCTCGGATTCATCAAAAAACATACGATGAAAACCTAGTTCTTTTATAAGTTCTAGGGTAATTGGATCAGATGCTTGCATGGAATCGCGAGTTTATGCCGAGATTACCAATAAACAATAGTTAATTTACAGACCTAGTTTATCTTTAATTTCTGCAGCCTTGCGTATTTTTCCAATAGCAATACCGATGTCGTATATACCACCTAATAATTCTGGTATTGATTCTATAGTAATTTTATTTTTTAATACAGTATCATGATGCAAATGCCACCAACTTTTATTCAATCCTACAGTATGTGTCAGTTTAATGGATTTATTCTTTTTAAAGAAGAAAATATCATTGTATTTTTTTATTTCTTCTTCAGTTTTATTTTTTAGTTTTTCTGCAAACCCAATTTTTTTCAAAAAATCTACTGTAAATAAACTATCGGATATAACAGAGTTATTCTTTTCATAGCATGCGATATGAACATCACCAATTCTTCCAGCAGGAATAGAATTAGTATTGTTTGGGTTTCCACAATAATAACAATTATCTACATCATCAATCATCATAGTTTTTCAGTATATTCCATTTTTGTGAAAAAGATAGCATGATGCGGATTTCTTCTAATATCATAACAATTAGGATCACCTAAACGTTGATAATAAATACCCTCAACTAATATTCTTGACCCTAACTGCTTTGTTGTATTTGTAGGTACATAATGAACCAATACAGGTTCATGAGCCTTGAGTACTTTACCAGGAACCATTTTTGTATTTGCGTTGACGGTCATCCAGTAATAGCCGGAATCTTTGGGTAATCCAGGAAGACTTTCGTTCAATTCAAACATACTATTCTCTTATTTAGGTTTTAAATATGGAGTGTACCGGTTATGTTAATCATCACATACCGCATGTCAATCCCCTTTAAAAATTTATGGAATTCAGGTGGTGCCATAAATCTGAATGCACCTTCATTTTCCCAAACAGCAACAACTTTACCTATTGTTCCATTTTTATTTGCAGCATCTTGCAAAATTCTAATTGTGTTATTTTGCTCTTGTGGACTGTGATATTGAAAGTTGTTATCAAAAGGAACAATAATTAAACTGCTTCCAGGACTTTGTATATGAGCTACTTTATATGTTGATGGCATTATTATTTCCAGTAATGTAATTTTATATTTCCTTGGCCATCGTCAAGGATATAAGAGACATATTCAGTACCACATCCGGTATTCATAATTCTGAAACCATATTTTACTTCATCTTTAGCCATATGAGTATGCCCATATATTACACCTTGGCAATAGGAATCTTGAGTTAAACGAATGAGATAATCATCAACTTTATTAACAAATGATAATGCCGATTTGACTTTTGACTTTAAATACAAAGATAATGACCAATATTCCAATCCAAATATAGAACGTAAACGATTCAGATTTCTATTTAAGAACACTGAAATCTCATAAGCACCATCGCCAAGCCAATACAACCAAGGATGCTTTAAAATAAAACCGTCAGCTTGATGACCATGTAGAACCAAAAATGTATCACCTGATGATGCTTGATATTGATCACGTTCCAATATATGAATATCGCCAAACGTTTTATCATCTAAGAATTCAAGATGATAATCATGATTTCCAATGATATAGAATATTTTTACACCTTTACGACTCATTCTAAGAAATTTTTGTACCAATGTTGTATGTTGTTTATTCCATCCAATTCGTTTTCTCATAGCAACGAAATCAATGATGTCGCCAACCAAATATAGTGCATCTAAGGAATAACCAGTATCGGTTCCAAAAGTTTTGAGAAGATCAAGAATCTTCTCTGTTTGGCAATTATCAGTACCAATGTGTAAATCAGAGAGGAATAGGGTCTTCATAACTACAATTTATCTAAATATTGTTAAGACTTGATTAAATTATGATTAATAATTTTGTATCATTTTGCAAATGCTGCTACGCATTCCTTCATAGTGTTGTCATGTATTTCTAAAACTTTAGGAATTGATCCATCTTTTTCAATTTGATAACCACCAGCAAGATTCCATGCAATAGGAACTTTTTTGTCAGTTAAAGTTTGAAATACCATACGATCACGGCGCTGCAATTGTTCAGTAGTTAATAAACCACCATGAGGATCATTAATATGCGGATCTGCGCCAGCTTGATAAAGCACTAAATCGCAACTAGACATTTCATCTAATACATTTGGCAAATGATTAAAAAGCATAGGAGCTTGTGAAGCATGGGTAAAATATCGCCCACCCGTAAAATGAGTAACCCAATTAGAACAATCAAATTTTCTGATAATATCATTGGTCCCATTACCATAATGCATATCTAGATCAAGAATACCAATCGTGTTGATCAATCCCAATTCTTTTAACTTAAAAGCAGTAACCATTAAACCATTGAATGTACAGAATCCTTCTGCTTTTTCATATTCTGCATGATGGAAGCCAGAAGTAGGAGAAACTGCAATTTTCTTTGATACTAAAGCATGTAACGCTGCACAAAACATTGAGCCTGTCGTATATGGTAAAGCAGCAGCAACTTCTTTAGATTTGTTTCCAAAACCATTATTTTCTTTACAAGATAGGATTCCTTCTACGAAATCTCTATCATGGGCTTTGCAGTAATCATCAACAGTTACAGGTGTTGGTTCTATAATTTGAATAGGAAATTGATTTTTCCATGATTCAACCACTTTAGCTGGCTTTGCTGAACTAGGTGAAAATGATCCTGAATCAGAAACCATTTTAGATGTATAAAAAACTGGAATTACTTTGAGCATTTAGACCGCCATGGTTGCTTTAATAGTTGCATGCGACTGATAACCAACCAATTCTAAATCTTGAAGTGTTAATGCTTCAATATCTTGTAAAGATTTAATATCTTTCTTGATATTAAGTTGTGGGAAAGGGTATGGTTCACGTTTAATTTGTTCTTTTGCTTGATCAATATGATTCAAATACAAATGAGTATCACCACTTGTATACGTTAATGTTCCTGGTTTCAAATTAGTAATTTTGGAAATCAAATATGTCAATAGTGCATAACTACTAATATTAAATGGACTTCCCAAAAAAACATCCGAGGATCTTTGATACCATTGGCAATTAAGATACCCATCAGTTACATCAAATTGAAAAAGCAAATGGCATGGAGGTAATGCCATTTTTTCAATTTCTTTTACATTCCAAGCAGAAACAATTAAACGTCTATCAGTTGGATTTGAAATGATCTTATTGACTACTTGTTGAAGCTGATCAATTCCATTACCAAATTGCAACTTTAATGTACGCCAAGAATAATTTTCTGGATTGTCTTTTGGTGATGATTTGGATCCTTCATAATCAGCCCCCCAATGGCGCCATTGAAATCCGTATCCTGGTCCTATTTCACCTTGAGGATAATTTAGATTCTTTTTGTCTAAAAATTCTCTTGAAGTATTACCTTCCCAAATCTTTACACCTTTTTGAGCAAGAAGATTTGAATCAGTTTCGCCACGAATAAACCATAACAATTCTTCAACAACACCTTTCCAAAAGACTTTCTTTGTGGTAAGAATTGGGAATGACTTTGAAAGATCAAACTTGAGTTGAGTGCCATATATAGACTTGGTGCCAGTTCCTGTACGATCACCTTTTTCAACACCTTCATTTAGAATTTTTTCAAGAAGATTAAGATATTTGTATTCCTCATGTTGCTTTTCTTTACGATATTGTGAAATTATCTTTTGTTCTGCTTCTGATAGGAAGGTTGTTGTGCCTGGAATCATAATATTTTTCTTTCGGTATCATTAGTAAATTTCATTTTGTATTTCTTCTTCAGTCAATTTATTCAAAAGTTCGTCCATTACATCTAACAAATCATACTCAGCAGGGATGCACCATATCAGGATAAGTTAAATGAAATATCATTAATTTATTCTGACACTTCATGTATTCATATAAATTAACTGACATATTAACCTCTCACACATTTCGTCCTGACTAATATCTGCTACCAAAGTTTTTATTTCTTCATAAACGCTCATTTTAAATCAACCTTGAAATAAGTTATGCCTCTACAAATATTTTTATTAACCCATACAGTGCCTGGGAAAAAATTTGAAGTAAGCCATAATGTAGATTTTTTATGTTTTTTTATAGAACTTACAAAAAATGAATGATGGTTCTTTTCTAAAGGTGAATAGATAGTAGTTAGTTCTCGTTTAACTAAATATGATGGATTAATCATGTTCTTAGCATTAAAATAATCCAGATAAGTATATGTTGTTGTTACTATCAACGGTATACGTAAATCTTCAATAGTAATTTTTATTTCATTGCAATATGTGTTTAATTTCAATCCCAAATAATCAGCAATGAGAAAAAGTTGTTGAGTGGTATATTCACCATTATTTCCCAGTGGTGGGAATTTATCAGCAATATATTTTTCTATATTATTTCTATTTAGTAAGTCAAATTTTTTATAATAAATTAATGCATTAAACAAGGATATAACTGCGCAATTAGTCGCACTCGGCCGTTGCACTAAATAACCTGTGTTGTCTATTTCAAGTTCTTCTTCAGAAATCATTGATGGGTAGCCGAGAATCATTTTATTAATTTTGTATGTTCATTTATTAAATTGGTTGTCATTAACTTTTGAGGTATGATGCTTTTTATATTTAATGGTTTATTTAGACCATTAAAATCAACAGAATATTTAGTATCTAAAGGATTTATTGAATTCGCAGTTATGTTTAATTTTTTCATTATAATGGAATCAGCATGTTTAACTTTTTGTTTACAAATATCTTTCATTTGTGCAAACATCATATCTTCAATAGTTGGATATGATTTTCCTTTATATTTAAATTGTTTATTCATTGCAATTTCCTTCTAATATTATCCAATCTTTTAAAATATTGTCCAGGAGTTTAATCTGAACGCATGGGGAAGTTCTTTGCTAAATTCCAAAGATATATTGGCACCTCTCCATTACACTTTCCCATACAAACGTTCATACTCCTTATCTTTTTCTTTTTGAAAAATTTTAATATATTTATTAGCTAATTTTTTATCTGTCCAACCATGATACATATGATTAAATCCAAATGAATCGCTTGCCTCAATCCTATGTGTAAATATTTTATCATTTATTTTTACAATTCTAAATTTAGGTAACTCATACTGTGCGAGACTATATACCATACCTCCATCAAAAATGGTATAAAAATTTATAAGTTTTTTATCCATTAAACACCAATATCTTTAATAGCCGAACGCCAGTCAGGATTTGGATTCTTATCAGCATTCCATGGTCTAGGGAATAGAATTGATTTTCCGCCCCATTTAATGAATGCTTCGCAATTATCTGGATGATCATCAACTAATGTTCTTCCTGGACCAGCCAATAAGAATTTTGGTTTACCTACCATGACTCTTCCCTGAGTCCATTTTCCCAAATGTCTTCTACACCATTCAATTTTATCACCAACTCCACGATGACGACTAGGTGCAGTAGAAATATAAACTTCACCAACTTCTTGAGCTAAAGCTACTAATTCTTGAGTCCATGGATAAGGATTAATATTTATCCAAAAATCAATATCAGCTACTTGAGGTTCATAAAATTCTTTTTTGGTAATACCCAAACATTCAGCCATATCCATAGTAGTAACTGGAGTATTCAAGTCTAATTTCAAAGCGAGTAATGCAGCACTTACATAGTCAGCAACAACGCCATCCATATCTAAAAAAATAATAGGTTTCATTGGTACGTAAACTTTGGATCTGTTGGGTTCATAATATCAAAATTCCAATCAACAAAAATAATTCGTCGTGTTCCATCTTGTTTTAAATATGCCATATAATTTTTAAGAGATATATTATCCCTAGATAATATAAATTGTCCAATAGTGCCAATTATTGGATAAAAATAATTTGGATCATCTTCATTGATTGGATATGGATTATCTGAAATTTTAAATGATTCTAACGTTTGAAATGCAGCAATAATTGCAGGACTAGATGTAACTAGGATCTCTGACTGCATATTAAAGCTATCAGCTAAAATTGATTTTTCAAGTTCTTCTAACAATACTGAGAAAAATGATGTATTCATAATTACCATACTTCAGGGAACTGTCCGCTTGATTCAAATCCAAACTTTTCCAACACTTTAATTTCTTCATCTGTAATAGGATGAATAGAAAATGCCCTTTCAAAATCTGAAAATGTATCATATTCAATTTCTTCATTTGTACCTATACCAAAACTATATCCTTCATCTTCTATTTGCTTTTTAAATTCATCAAAGTATTTATCCAATTCAGTTTTTGATTCAAAAATCCTAGAACCTTCAACATCCATTTCATCTGCCCAATTATCGGCATATATCACTAAATATTTAGTTTCGTCTGACATTAGTATTCCTCCAACTTATCAAGTAGGTTTTCATTATCATCATACCACTCATCCCTTGGTTCAGGAAAGAACCCCGTTGGGATGTTTAATTTATATAAAACTTTATACTGTTCATCTGTAATTTCTTTGATAGTAAACTTTGATTTAAAATCTTCAAAAGAATCATATTCAATTTCTTCATTAGTTCCTATACAATATATAAAACTACCAGCAATTTTGAAACCGTGTTTAAAATCACTGAGATATTCATCAATATTAAGTTTGGAATCCGATTCACATATTCCAAATCCCTCTATATCCATTTCATCTGCCCAATTATCAGAATACGTGATTAGATATTTTCTTGTGGGTTTAGCTGTTTTAGTGACTTTTGTCATTTTTAATTCTTATAACAGTGGTTAATGATAATATTTTATTATTAAAAACTATCACTACAACTAATTTTCGTTTTATCCCTCAGAATTTAAAAAATGCAAAAAGTCTTGAGTTTCTTTATCAGATAATAATTCATATTTGTCGTCTTCAACATATATTTCTGCTTCTAAAATGTCATCCCATGTCCTATGAGTTTCATATACAATTGATCCTGAAAAACTAAAATAAATTTCTTTATCTTTATTTTTTATAACATCTTGCAATATATAATCACCAAACGGTCCATGCTCTGATAAAAATTCAGAAATTTCATCACCTAATGCAAAATTTCTGGAAGATGCCATGTTTCCAATAATTAAAAATTCAGAATTCATAATTTCTATGAATTCTTTTTCTTTACCTTCAGTTGGGCAATAGCGAATAATTGAATTAAAATATCCTATTTTCATATATTCTCACTATAAAAATTTATTATTTCTTGACGAATTTTAGCAATTTGTTCATCTGTTGCTGGTAAATTGAACTCCAGTTTATAATCAGAGACAATCAAATCAAGCAAATCGTCAACAAATCCTAAAACATTACCATTTGTTTCAGCAACATATCTTAAATTATCAGTGTGCCATTTGCAACGTAAAGTTTTAAAATTTATTGAAACTGAATTCTTTTTTCCTTCTTGTTTAAATTGAATTATCATTTACCACCAAAAATGAACAGCAACTTCTAATGCATCATCTTTCTGATCTTCTTCACTTATTGGAAATGCATCAGCGTGATCAGGATATTCTTCTTTTAAAAGATTTGCAATTTGGGCATTTGAATCATCAAAATATAGTCTATGAAAACTACCATTAGATGATTCTTCGCATTGCTCGCTTATCAATTCTTTAAGCTCTGTGTTTTTAATATAGGGCCATTCAATTATTAACATCTTTTTTATCATGTGTATTCTTATTTAAATGATTTTTCTAATCTGTTAAACGCATCTTTGAAAAAACTCAATTCGTTATATGTTTCTGATATTTTTTGTTCCAATTCTACTATTCGTGACCTTAAAAGTTGTCTTCTGCGATATTTAAACTCAGTTGTTTGACCAAAAACTTTTATTACTCGCCAACGTATTCCTTGAATTTCAACTGAATTCTCTCCGACATAATAAAACCAATCAGCATAACTGCCAATCAAATGTGTACCATCATTACCAGAAAATCTTACTAAAAATTTATCATCATTGTTAGTAAATGTTTCAAAAGTCGCATCAAGCGTTTTACCGTGATGTTGAACTCTTATAAATTTAAATGGATGTACAGGTTCAATTCTAGTATTTTTACAATGAATACAAACAACACTGTTATCATAAGGAAAGAATGTATCATCAATGCATTTTGTACATTTATTCTGAGTATCCACACTATAAATTTTATAATCTTTTCTCATTTAATTATCTTCAAAATCGTGTTTTGATAAATTAATTTTATCAATAAATTTTTGCATGCAATCTCTTGTATCACAGAAAATAAATTGTCTGAATAAATGCCCGTCTTTATCAAAATTATTTCCAATAATACCACCACCAAGCCCAACAGTAATATTTCCATGTATTGTTACGAATTTATTACTTTCAGCTTCATGCAACTGCCCACAAATATCGCATTTAACTGCTAATATAGGTTCATTTTTTAATTTAGAGTAATCAATATTATTCATAATAAAGGTAAATGTCCAGTTAATGTATCAACAACAGCATCATCCCAAGGTCCAATTACTAAGACTGTTTTGGTATGAACCCCATGAAATTCAGTCAAACCGTGATCAATAACTTGATAATGTTCCATACCAAGATCAGCAGCCTTTTGACGAATTGCATCCATTTCAGCTTCTGAATCTACTGAAACTGTGATCTTTTTCTTGGTATTATCTTTAGACCATTCAACACGTTGAGGACTTAATGGTATCTTCTGAATGTAAAATGAATTACCATTTTCATCAGTTGTTATAGTCATTGAACTAGTCAAAACATTTTCTGCGGCATGTGAACATTGCGCAGCAATTTTTCCCTTGCGCATATTCAAATCTTTACGAACTATGTAGACTTGTTTCATTCTGAACGACCTTTGAATCTAGTACCATCACGGTTTAAGAAATATCCAGTATATTCAGGATATGGGCCATGAGAACGATCCATAAGAATAACAAATTTCTTTTTATTCAATAAAGTCTTTCTAAACTTATTGTAATCATTTCTGATTAAAGTTTTATCAATCAGCCTAACAATTGGATTAGGTATGCGAAGTTTAATCAACTTGCCATCAATTTTTACATCAGCGTAGGTTGTTGCTTTTCTAAAAAGCATTTTACCTTCATCACGTTCAATATAGTTTTGCGACCGAATTAATTCTTTAGCTTTATCACACAAATAGCACTTTGTATTAACACATTCATATGCATGCAATCTAGTTGCATCTTTTACATAATGGAAAAATTTTGGTGTAAGTGTTTCTGTTGTAAATTGAATAATTGTTGTTGGTTTTTCTATTCTACCAAGTTGTATTTGGGAATTTTCTTTTGTTTCTATCATGGTGTTGTTCATTTTTTCTTTCCTTTTCTTGTAAGGCGCTTCCATTTAATCCAGTATCTTGCAGTAGTTCTTGCTGATTTTTCACTAGAAAACCAAGCACCCCATTCCGTAGGATGCATTTCTCTGCATATTTCTTTTGTTGCTAAATTATTACCATCAAAAAATGATACCATTTTTGCAAAATCAATGACACTTACATACACCCAAAAGCCAAAGAAATTTCTTCTAAAGATTATATAATAACCTAAAATATTAACGACTTCTATTTGTCTTAAACCTATATTATTTAATGGTATTTTTATGGAAAACTTCATGTTGCGCCAGATTCTATCGCAACGTTAGCTCATTTCAAGAGTCCATAAAATATGTTTCGTGACAATCAATCCATGATTGACTAAGAAACTTAGGCTTTGCTGCTTCTAAAAACAGCTTACGCCACATAACAATAAATTGTTTGCGATCAGGCTGAACTGCTAAAATATCCTGGTAAGGGAAGTCATCATCATACCAACTTGACTTTTCATTCTTTGTTTCAAGAATATCTTTGAAGGATTCAATTTTCCCACCAGTCAAAGCATGTAATTCCTCAAGCATCGCTGCTTTTTTGTACATAGGAATTTGCGAAGAGTATTTCTGATACCCAGCAATCAGGCTTGAAATCCGATCTTTTCTACGATCTTCATCGGATTTCTTTTTACGATCCCACTTGATACTCTTTGCCAAAATCTTTTTCTGATCAGTGTATGTATGCTCCACCTTTTCATGGCAATTGATACAAACCATCAAGACATCATATGAATCATGTGATGCTAGGTCCAGCATATGTGAACGGAAGGCTTTAGGAACTACGTGATGGCGAGTCAGGTCTTCCTTAGCCCCGCACACTACACATTGATTTTCTCTAAATTCCTGGAAGTATGGGCATGCCTCAACTTTTCCACTTCCCTTAGGAGTAAAATTCAATTGAATAATATTGCCACCCATATCGGCTGCTAAATTCCGACTAAGATACCATTTTGCTTTTTTGGCATCACATTTGAACATAAATACGCCATCAGGACCATGAACAGTCCAGTTGCCGTAAAAACGCTTAGTGATTGGGTGTAGTGGAAGCTCCATCTTATAACTCTAAATTAAATAAAACACAAGTCAAGGTTATCTATATGGAATAATTGGACGATGACCAATTCGGCTCCATTCATGATCAAGAATCAATGGAATCAACCATTTCAAATTGAGAAGAACTTTATCCGATTGCGCCAACGCATCAACTGAAAATATAAAAGGAATTTCAGCTTCAACATGCTTAAAGTTGTAAATATTATCGCTGAACATTGAAAATACATCAACATTAAAGCCAGATTCAACGCCACGCATAGTTAATTCGTGACTCCAATCATCTTCAGTTGTTGTTAATGCAACTTCTTCGTTGAATTCACGAACCATCGCAAATTTGGAAGTTTCACCTTCTTCAACTTTGCCACCAATTCCATTCAGTTTACCATTTTGCCACTTTGGTTTGATTTTCTGAATTAATAATACATCATTTTCATTACTTGAAAATGCAAAGCCTAAAACATAACTTATCATATTTATTCTCCTGCGTGTAAACCATCATTAAAGCCATTTTGATAACCTGAGGAATATGATGATTTAAATCCCGGGCCATATATCTTTGAAATATCTTGTGGAGAAACTGATTTAATAAACTTTTCAATTTTTTTATTATCACAAGTAAATTCTTTGGCAAATTTCAGCCATTCATCTACCCCAATCTGTCTAACAAAATAATCAATCTCTCTTATTTTTGCATCTGCGTCACTCATACTGCACCATATTCTTTCATCAATATAGTTCTAACTTCAGTCAATGCTTTACCAAGAAGATTTGATCCACGCCAATTATTTTCATCATCAGCTAATGGATCTCCTTCACCCAATCCAATACCCCAAACACGATCTACAGGTGAAGCTTCAACAAGAATCAGTGGAGCGGTAGAAAAAAGAACTTTTCTACCTTCTTCATCTGCTCTAAAACGATGTAAATTACCTTGTTTAACAATTTCAAATTTGTAAGCATCCCATTTATCTTGCTTGTAACCTTTAACAGTTCTACCAAGTTGTTGCTGTTGATATGAATGTTTTTCTAAAAGTATTTTGTCAGCAGAAGCTTGATCATTAAAAAGAATTGCTTTTTGGTACATCATCCATTGTTCAGGGCAATTGAATGTTATACCTTCAACAGTAAAATCAAACTTGTGCCATTGGCCTAAAATATGTTTATAAAAGAAATAATATTTATCAGTTTTTCTCATAATTTCTCTTTATTCTTCAAATTCTTTATTTCTTTGAATTTTATCAAGCATTATTTTAATTGCCAGCATATTCATTCTTATTTCATAATCCATAGATTCTGAAGAAGGAAATTGTTCACCTAATACAGAAGTTGCAAACCAAAATTTTCCAATTCCTCCTAAGGCATCATGCATTTGCTGAATTTTTATAAATTCAATCAATTCATTTGGCATTTGATCAATAGTTTTAATATTTTTATATACATCTAAAACGAATTTTCCAAAAATCTCAAAAATTTCCATCTTCAAAAATGTATAATATCGTTGTTGTTCTTCAAACATCCAATAAAAAAGTCTTGTTTCTGTATCATCATCTAACGACATTAAGTAATTATCTTTTATCATCCCAGGAAACTCTTCATGGTGTTTACCTGGTGTATAGTTTTTTACAAATTTATCAATTGATTTTGTGAAATTTTTTAAAACTTCATCAACACCTTTCATTTTTTCATCCCATACATCTTTATGGATAAATGCCCAAGTAATATCACAATGATTTTCTAATAGTTTAGCGTGTTCCTCAGAATTATATTCAGGTTCATCAATGAGTTTTATTGTAGAATAATCAATATTAACTAACCATTTACGTCTAAACTCTAATTCGTCAGTATCAAACAATTTTTTATTAAAAACTTCATTTGATTTTGTTATATTGCTCATATCAGAGTCAATAGACCCATAATCATTATATTTTCCATATAATGGTAATCCAGCAGGGCGCCAATAATCACCGACACGGGTTATCATGTCAGAAAAAGTATCTCTGGAAAATTTGTCAGCACATATCGGGATCGCTACACAGTGATCATAATGATCTATTTGCACATTTGTAAATAAGCATCTAACGGAAAATGAACCCATATAATATACCTTATGGCGAAAATTCTTTTATAATATCGTGATCAGTACTCATCATTTCACAACTCAATTCTTTAATTAACACATCTTTGGTTTCTTGAACGGATTCTTCTGATTTAAAATCTTTTGTTATAGGAATATCTCTATCAGTAGAACAAACGATATATTTGGCGCGTTCTTCCGCCAGCTTAGCTTCATCCAATTCAATTAAATGCAATGATGCTCTGTGTAATTTACAAGGTGCACAGTTTCCGCATGGAGTTTCAGTACTAGCATAAACAGTTTCACAATGCCATGTAAAATCATAAATTCTCTCATATCGCAATCTTCTTAGAATATCTTCCTTAGATGCATTTTGAAGGGGATATGTTATTTCTACATCAAATTTTCCATAAAGATTTAGTAAACCAGTTGTAGCTTTTAACCAATCTCTATGAACTCCATACGATAGAAAACAATCACCTTGATGATACCCAGCATAAATCAACGATTTATCTCTAATCAATGGAAGAATATTTGAAATCCATAATGCAGGTTGACCACATCTTTGTGCATAGATAACTTCTTTAGGAAGCTCAATTTCATGGACAATCACATTGTTAATGTATCCGTTTGCTTTCATATGCTTTAAAAAACTGTCACGGGCTTTACGCTCCATAACAACTTTATGACCTAATTGGCCATGCGTAAAACAATATGCATCAATATCTCTACCATCATTTTTAGATTTTAGACTTACTAAAATATCAAACAATACCAATGTGCTATCACATCCTCCTGAATATAAAACGTTTATGTTATAATCAGGTTTATCGTATATTAAATTTTTTGATAGATTTTCTTCAATTTTATTGAAAAGTGACTCTTCGGTAAATAGCATGCGTCATATTTTATAGACGAAAACTTTTAGTCCAGCATTTCTTGCTTGCATAATCATGTTAGCTGTACCCTTACTATTACCATCCCAAAGGGCAATTAATGCTTCCGCATAATCTGCCATTTGTTTATTACGAATAGGTCCAGCAGCTTTACCATTCTTACCCCAATCGGCAGGAAAACGTTTGATAGGGACGTTATTATCTTTGGCCCATTTTTCACCCAAAGCATCAACACCAGATGCAGCACCAGAAACTTCTTCAGTTATTACAAATCCACTCGCCTTAACTGCTTCTTGGACAGCTTCATATTTATAATAATCTCTTTTTCCTGCAATGATAACTTTCATGGATAAAACCTCAAAAATCCTGGTTCTTTTTTAATTTTTTCTCTTTTAATTATTTCATCATTTTTATTGTGTACAGAAATAGATTTTATTGATCGTTCCATTATTTTTTCAAAAAAATCTGGTTGATTATTGAATCTTGAATATTTTTTATGCAATTCCTCTTTATCTGAGTTACATATGCGACTTAAAAATCCAACAAGTACATCTTTATAAATTCTTTCAAATAATGATTTAGATTCTTCTTCTACTATGTAGTAGAACATGTAAGGCTTATTAGGTAAGGTTGTCATCTATTTTAATATCCACTGCAACCCTAACAAAACAATCTTTTGCTTCAAGCAATTTACGAAGTCCAGCAGACTTTTCTGGACCATCAGGTAAGCTTGCATCTAATGCTTTTGCTACATCACATAATTGTTTACTAACAACTTGTAGTTTAGCAGATAAATGACTATATTCAAAATATTTTATAATTGGCGATGGCATGCCAATTATTTTAAACTATTTCACAGTGAAGACAATACTTAATCGCCCCCACCACCTCCACCAGAATCGCCTGATGATGAAGAACTTGAATCCCCACTACCTGAACTTGACGAGGAATCACTACTTGAGGATTCAGATGAACTCTCAGATGCACTTTCTGATTCGGAACTTTCTGTTGCAGGATTATCTGCTGCATCATCTGGATTTTCTACTCCAGCAATTTCTGTTTCATCAACAATTTCAGGTTCCTGTTCAGCCTCAGTTTCAAGCTCACCTTTATCAACACCTTTTTCAACTGCTTCTTTGACTTCTACAGGAACACTTCTCGTAGCAACACCATTTACAGATGTATTTGGACTTGATGAGAACTGTACACCTGAAAAATTTGCCGTTGGTCTAGGACTTGAATAGTAATAAGTGGAATTATTACCATAAATTAAATACCAATACAGAAATGAATTGTCTGGTTGTTGGACAATATATTCGTGTATCTTGTCCACATTTTTATGTGCGACTTCTTTTTCAACTGCTTTCTTGTGATGGTGGGAGACCTTCTTATCATGCCCACATCCAACGATGAGCAACATGGAAACAATTGCGAGGAATATGAGAGTCTTATTCATGGGAATCATCTTTCTTTTTGTCATTATGGTGAATATCATGTTCAATCTTTTCACCTTTGATATGGAGATATTCTAACGCACCAAGCACACATGCACCAACTAAAAATGCACCAAACATCATTAATTGCTGATAGACAACAATCATTTCAACGTGATGTTCACTTGCTGCTATAAAGGTTTTCAATATATTGATCATTGCGAGAACAATAATTGATGTACTGATTTTGGTTTTCAGGACACCACTTGAAACTTCCTCATTTTTGCGCTGATGTTCCTTAGAAACAAAGCTGTGATATGATCCTGCGATAATCATTTTAGTCAGATTTGCAACCATGACTACATCTATGAAATCCAGGATAATAATCTTCATACCTTCCATCGTATGATTTGTACCACGGATTATACCAATTATATCAAGGATAAAGGTATAAGCATACACGCCAAATACCACAATTAGTCCGATATAAAACAACATCAATCCCCATTTGACATTGAAGATGATGTTTTCACAGGTCTTTACAACCACATTGCGATGAATTTTATCGGACATGTGTCATTCCTTGCGTGGAATACTAGCGACACCAATTAATTTGTAAAGATTAATTTAATCCTTAGAAATACGCATTTTTTCAACTACTTCTTTAGCTTTCTCGGCAGGTACCTTGTATTTTCCAACCAAACCACCTATAAAGCGGCCACTGGCTCCATCTTTCCCGCCAACATAATCATCCCAAACCTTTTGATTTTGTGCAATAATTTCTTTTAAGAAACCAACAACATCATCGTCTGATTTGTTTTCAATGATCAAATCACGATAATAAAAATAACGGAAAACCCAGTCAGCTTGATGAACTTCTCTATCAACATCTGTTATAACTTTGAAAAGTTCAACAGTTTTGTGTTCTTCTTTAGTATAAGCTTTGAAAAATTCTTTTATTTCTTCTTTATCAGTTTTTTCTAAATAAACTTTTATTTCTTCGTATTGTGACATTATGAAATCTTAATCTTTTCTTCTATTTTATCAAGGGTGCTTTTGACAATTGCACGATTGGTATCAGCATATTGTTCAATCATATTCTTCAATAACTTCAATTCTTGTTTACTGAAATCTTGTATTTGAGGCTGTGTTTGAGACAAAATTGTACCTTTCTACAATCTTTTAGTAATATTATTTATATGTATTGTTAAGTTTTTATTAACAACCGTAAACACCAAATTTAAAAAATCCATCTGCAAAGGTAATAACAATTTTATAAACATATTTCATGTTGTTGTTTAAAACTGTATTAAGTACACCACTTACAAATTGTTTATTAAATACATTAAAGTTTTCAGGAGAAATTTTTATAAAGTCATCCCCGGATACTTCACTATTTTTAGCAACTGCGAATTTTGTTTGATGTTCTTCACCATACTGATCTACAAATCTTGGAGTATTAACAACCTTAACATTTTTTGTATGGTCATTTGATTCCAATAAATTCATAATTAATGTGTTATTAATTGCAAGATTATTTGTAATATCTTCTGCTATTTTCTTGAAAAAATTCTCATTTTTATTGGTTCGTTCCAAGAAAAGAAAATAATCTGACACTTGTTTCGCAGCATCCTTTTCAACAATACCAAATTTCTCTTTCAAGATATTTTCAACAGCATATTCTACAAAAAACGAACGATCACAAAAATTTAAATAATTTTCAATCAAAGCATTATTAATTACAACAGTTTTATCATCCATTTTAACTGTTAAACTAATAGGATCTATAAATGAATCTGGTTCAGCTTGTGTTTGCTTTACATCTAACATGATTTTCCCCTAATTATGAATAGAATTATTCTAGCAAAACGATTCATATGTAAAGGGTTTTATGGCAACTAAGCGCGCTTTGATAACGGGCATAACAGGACAAGATGGTTCCTATCTTCTTGAACTTCTTTTGAGTAAAGGATATGAAGTCCATGGAATTATACGTAGAGCCTCAACAATTAATACTGACCGAATTGATCATATCATAAATGATTCTGAGATTTTTGGCAAGACGTTCTTCCTGCATTATGGGGATATGGTTGACTCAAATATTATAGGAAAACTCATTTACGATCTAAAGCCTAACGAAATTTATAACTTAGCTGCACAGTCACATGTTAAGGTAAGCTTTGATATTCCAAACTTTACAGCACAGGTTGATGGTTTAGGGTCACTTTATATCTTAGAAGCAGTAAAAAACTTCTCACCAACCACTAAAGTTTATCAAGCCAGTACCAGTGAAATGTTTGGAGGTATGGCTTATAATATGCCAGAAGGCGGATATGTGGAAACATCGCCATTTCATCCACGTTCACCTTATGGTTGTGCAAAAATCTATGCATATTGGATTACACGCAATTATCGTGAAGCGTATGACATTTTTGGATGTAATGGGCTCCTTTTTAATCATGAAGGCCCAAGACGTGGTGAAACCTTTGTTACAAGAAAAATAACATTATGGCTTGCTAAATGGGTCAAAGATCCAAAAAATACAAAGGCTTTACAAATAGGCAATATGGATGCTTACCGTGATTGGGGGCATGCAAAAGACTATGTAAGAGCACAATGGCTTATCCTTCAACAAAATAAACCAGATGATTATGTGATTGCTACTGGTGAAACACATACTGTTAAAGAATTCATAGAGAAATCGTTTAAGCATATTGGAAAAACAATTGCATGGGAAGGTCATAAAGACTCTGAAAAAGGTATTGTAGATGGCGAAGTTGTCGTACAAGTCAATCCTAAATATTATAGACCATCTGAAGTTGATTATTTACTTGGAAATCCAACAAAGGCCAAAACTGTTCTTGGCTGGCAACCTGAATTTTCATTTGATGATTTAGTTGCTGATATGGTAAATTCTGATTTAGCGAAAGCAGGTATCTAATGCATAAAACATCTAATATCCTAGTTCTTGGTGGTAATGGAATGGTTGGCAAAACCCTTATTTCAAAACTAAAAAGTCAAGGTTATGAAAATGTTTATTCTCCAAGAAGTTCTCATTTGAATTTGTTGGAACAGAAAGAAGTTAGAGAAGTATTCGCAACCATAGAACCATCTCACATTTTCTTTTTAGCTGCAAAAGTTGGTGGTATTATGGCCAACATCAGTTCTCCAGCAGTGTTTGGCTATGAAAATCTAATGATGCAGAATAACGTAATTCAATCGGCACATGAAATGAAAGTTAAAAAGCTTTTATTTATGGGAAGCTCTTGTATTTATCCTAGAGAATGCCCTCAGCCAATGAAAGAAGAATATTTATTGACAGGACCAGTTGAACCAACTAATGAAATGTATGCGCTTGCTAAAATTGCTGGTTTGAAGCTATGTGCAGCATATAAAAAGCAATATAATGACAATTTTATTTCATGTATGCCATGCAATTTATATGGTCAAAATGATAATTTTGACCTAAAAACATCACATGTTATGAGCGGATTGATCAGAAAATTTCATGAAGCAAAAATTGAAAAAAAAGAATTTGTACAATGTTTAGGAACTGGCTCTGCCCGTAGAGAATTCCTACACGTTGAAGATGTTGCTGATGCTTGCATATTTTTAATGCACAATTATGACAATTCAGAACATATTAATGTAGGTTCTGGTACAGATTGTACAATCAAAGAGTTATCAGAAACAATAAAACGTATTGTTGGATACACTGGCGAAATTCATTGGGATTCTAGCAGACCAGACGGCATGCCAAGAAAAATAATGGATGTAACAAAGCTCGCAAATCTTGGCTGGAAATCAAAAATTTCTCTAGAAGATGGTATTATTAAGACTTACAATTGGTTCAAGGAAAACATCAAGTGACCGACTATAAACAAAAAGCACAAGAGTTGCTGAAAGAAATTAACTTACAATCAATTCAATATTGGCAAGAGAAGCAAGTTCAACTTCTTAATTTAATTATCAATGGAGATATTAGAAATTTTAGGTCATGGGTTCCTTTGACTGATACAATGGAAATTACAGTTAATAATTACATTGGCTTAGAATATGGTGCTTTACCACCAAAATTTATTGCAAACTTGAAAGAACAATCAAATACTGGAATTCATCAGGCATATCATTTGAGCCAATTATCAGATTATTCTGATGTAAAAAGTGTTTTTGAATTTGGTGGTGGGTATGGATGTTTGAGAAAAGTCTTTGATCAAGTTATTGGACCAGCCGATTACACTATTTTTGACTTCCCAACCTTAAATCTTATTCAAGAATATTACTTGGAAGGTATTGATAATACAACACTATTAAATACTAGCATCCCTGAAAAAGAAGTTGATTTGTTTATAGCAATGTGGTCTATTTCTGAATGTCCTGCAACATTTAGAAATGAAGTATTTAGTAAAGTTAAAGCTAAAAAGTATTTGATTGCATTCCAAGAAGAAATTGAAGGTATTGATAATACAACATATTTCAAAGATTTACAAATTCCTGGCGTCAAATTTACCATAAAGAAAATTGATCATTTATATGGTGGCCAATTTTATATGATCGGTGAGAGGATCTAATAATGATTAATGTAATAATTTTTTCCAAAGATAGAGCAGCACAACTTGATTTGACATTGTCAACTTTGAAAAAATATTTCATGGGTTGGAAAGATCAACAATATACAATCATCTACAAATATAGTAATGATTTTTTCAGAATTGGTTATGAACGTTGCAAAGCCTTACATCCAGAATTTAAATGGATTTTTGAAACAAATTTCAGGCAAGATACCATTGCAGCTTATAATAGTCATGGTGGCAGACCATTAACAACATTTATTGTTGATGATGACGTTTTTATTAATCATTTCACATTAGATTCACCTGAAGTAAGAGCTTTTTTAGTAAATCCTGATATTTATTGTGTAAGCCCACGTTTAGCACCTTATGTAAACTTTTGTTTCACAGAAAATAGATCACAACCACAACCACAATTCAATGCTGATAGAAGTTGGAATTGGAAAGGTTTATCTGGTGATTGGGGCTATCCTCCATCAATCGCATCATTCCAAATCTTTAGAACTGCTTCTTTGGCATATCTCAATAACATGAATTTTAGAGGACCAAACAGTTTAGAAGGTGGGATGTGTGGAAATATGCCAAGTGAAAACTTGATGATTTGCTTTGAAAATCAAAAATGTATTTGTTCAACAAACAACAAAGTACAAACAGAAAATGGAAATCATCACTCAAATACTGATCCGTTGGATTATTTGAATGCTGAATTCCTAAAGAATAGAAGATTATCAACAGAAGTAAATCATGGCATAGTCTATAATATGTGTCACGGTCCGCTCAAATACGTATGGGCATAAATGGAGTAAGGTATGTCTGAGACAGAATTAATTTTTAAAGATAAAAACAAAGGTGTCCCTGTTTATCCATTGGCGAGTTCATCATGGGATGAACGTGAAATAAATGCAGCTATTGACGTTATTAAGTCTGGTAGATGCACCATGGGACCAATCGTAAAACAGTTTGAAGAGAAATTTGCTAAGAAATTTGGTTCAAAATATGCAGTCATGTCCAATAGTGGATCATCTGCTAATCTTCTTGCTATTGGCGCATTGATGTTCAAAAAAGAAGGTGGATTAAAAGAAGGGGATGAAGTTATCGTCCCTGCAGTTTCTTGGAGTACTACATATTATCCTTTACAACAATATAATTTGAAGCTCAAATTTGTTGATATTGATCCAAAAACTTTGAATATGGATGCTGGTTTAGTTGAAGCTGCAATTACATCAAAAACAAAAGCTATTCTTGCTGTTCACTTGCTTGGTAATCCATGCAATTTAAAAAGCTTAAAGAAGCTTTGTGATGCTCATAATCTTATTCTTATTGAGGACAATTGTGAATCAATGGGCGCAACTTATGAAAATGCATATTGTGGAGCACATGGTTTGTTAGGAACATTTTCTTCATTCTTCTCACATCACATTTGCACAGTTGAAGGTGGTATAACTCTCACTAACAACGAAGAATTGTATCAAATAATGTTATCACTTCGTGCTCACGGATGGACAAGAGAATTGCCAGTCAATAACCATGTTTGGGTTAAAGATGGCGTACCGTTTAATGATTTGTTCAGATTCGTATTGCCAGGATATAATCTTCGTCCAAATGAAATCTATGCAGCTATTGGCTTGCATCAATTAGACAAATTAGATGGTTTGATTGAACAGCGCCAAAACAATGCTTTATCATTTATGAGTGAAACCCATGATATTAAAGATATTAGAATTCAATTAAGTCATAATGAATCAACACATAGTTATTTTGGATTCTCAATAATTTTGACTGGCAAATCATCATCAAAACGTGATGAGGTCGTTTCAAAGTTAGTTGCCGCTGGAATTGAATGTAGACCTATTGTTGCTGGTAATTTTACAAAAAATCCTGTTATTAAGTACATGGACCATGAAATATTTGGTTCAATGTCTGTTGCAGATGAAATTGATCGTTGTGGATTCTTCATTGGAAATAGTCACTTGGTACTCCACGAAGAAATAAAATACTTTGCCAAGACATTGAAAGCTATTTTGGCATGAGAATTCTAATTACTGGTGGTGCTGGCTTTCTTGGCAGCAATTTAACAAGATTACTCATTAGCAAAGGACATACTGTGCTTTGTTTAGATAATCTTTATTCCAGTAGTTATGAAAATATCAAAGAATTAGAAGGAAATAAACAATTTATATTCATCAATGGTGATGTAAACGATACAATAGATTTTGGTTCAATTGATCAAGTTTATCATTTAGCGTGCCCTGCAAGTCCAATTTGGTATCAGAAAGATCCACTTTACACATTTGATACATGTGTAAAAGGTACAAGAAATATATTAGAAATTGCCAAAACCAATAGAGCTAAATTTTTATATACATCAACAAGCGAAGTATATGGTGATCCATCAATTCATCCTCAACCCGAAACATATTGGGGTAATGTAAATACTCAAGGGCCGCGTAGTTGTTATGACGAAGGTAAACGTGCTGCTGAAACAATGATAATGGAATTTGGTAAGAAGCACAAACTTGAATGGAAAATCGTTAGATTATTCAATACATATGGCCCAAGAATGGCAGCAAATGATGGAAGAGTTGTTTCAAATTTCATCATGCAAGCATTAAACAATAAGCCAATTACCATCTATGGTCAAGGTCAACAAACAAGATCATTTGGTTACGTTGATGATACTATTGCAGGTATATTTCAAATGATGCAATCGGCTAAAAAAGTAAATGGGCCAATCAATATTGGGAATCCAGGTGAATTTACAATGCTTGAATTGGCTGAAAAAATAATTCAAAAAACTGGATCACAATCAAAAATTGTATTTGAACCACTCCCCAAGGATGATCCAAAACAAAGAAAGCCGGACATCACATTAGCGAATGCCCAGCTTAAATGGAACCCAACAATAAATTTGGATTCTGGTTTAGATAAAACTATTGCTTACTTTCGCGAAACCCACGGCCAAGTTGCAATATAAGAACGCAATTGTGCGCTATCCATTTGTTTAATCTTCTCAAACTCTTTATTGTTTTGAGTGATAAATCTATGACCATCGCCACTATTTTGTAAACGATCATGCTGCAAATGGAATAATATACCTTGTGCTCTGGTATAACGCATACCCAATTTTAATGCGCGGTGAACACGTTCCTGATCTTCTGGACCCCAAGAAACAAAGTTTTCATTTTCCATACCAGCTTCAATGAACTTTGCTTTATTCCAGAAAACACAACCACCCATTGCAACTGCTGTACTATTTACGCATACGCATTGATTTGGATGTAACCAAAATACACTACGTTCTTGAATAATGCGAGAATGAAATTGTTTTGGAACATCAAATGTAAAAGATGTAAATGCAGTACAAATATCACTTGTGTTATTTCTTAATTGATTAACTGCATCAACATATTGTTGAGGATATAAAATACAATCACAATCATAATTAGCAATATATGGAGTATCAGCCATTCTTGCCATATCATTTAAAATCCGTGTGCGAAAGAAAATATCATTTTCAGCTTGTTTGAAAACATACTTTACATTTGGGTATGATTGAAGAAATGTGTGAAATTTAGGTGCATTATCTTCTTCCCAAACAATGATATTTGTGTCAAACCAATGCGTCAAATAGTTTAAAAGGGCTATCAGATTTCTGATTCTATCATCTGTATCATATCTAACAGGAATAGTAAAAGTTAAATCTTTTAGATTTATTTTTGCTTGAGTCATTCTTTTGTCCATTTCCAAGTTGCTACATATGCCTTCAAATCTTCTTTATCTAATCTCATGATAAGTTGAAATTCTTCATGATTCTTTTCAGCATTTGGGTGGGATTCTCCACTATTTAGACCGCGAGCATGTGTTAGATGATACAATGGACCACTCACACGATGCAATTTATAATCTAATGCTCTAAATCTCCAAAATACTTCTGCATCTTCTGGACCATATGAAATCATGTTTTCATTCATCATTCCACCTTCAATAAAACTTTCTTTATTGAAAAATACACAGCCACCAACTGAACCTTTATTGGTGTTTAGTTCAGGCATACCAAATCCTGGCTTACAGTGATGTTGATTGATAAAACTAGTATCAAGTTCACGACGAATCTTTCCAATCGTGAAAATAGGTACATTTAAAAAATTGCCATCATATGGATACACAATGTCCATGCGAGCATTACGGAGAGCGTTTATTGTGTGCTCATATTGCTCTGGCGGCATGATAACATCAGCATCATAGATAGCAAAAAATGGTGTTTCAATTTGCTTAACAGCATCATTTATGCACTTTGTTTTATAAAATAATGCATCGGTTGTTGGAATAAACAAATGTTTAACGTTAGGAATTTCTAAGTATTCTGGTTTTATTTTCGTTTCATCATCATGTTCACAGATAAGAAAATTTGTATCACAAAATTTTGATACGTAATTCAATACAATATCAACATTTCTGAAGCGATCAGGGCCATCAAATCTTACTGGAATTATGAGTGTACAGTCTTTTAGATCAATCATTTTATGTTCCAAAGTTTCTTGCTGACAGCAAAAAATACGTCATGTGTTCTGGTTTCGTAATCGTCTTCTATTATATTCAATGGTCTGCCACCTTCAAATGTAAGGTGTTCAAATAAAGCATAACCTTTGTTATCAAGTAAAGCTTTCATATCTTTGATAGATGCTCCACTATCTTTCCAACATAAACCATATTTGAATTGAATTGCTCTTGCATGAATATTGCCATCAAGTATTGCACCAAAACTTTGCAATACTCTGAGTTCGTTACCCTCGGTATCAATATTAATTAGATCAATAATTCCTGCGGTAGCATTTGGAAATCTTTCAGACCACCAAGTATCCATACGTTTCTTTTTTACTGTTATTTCTTGACGTGGAAAGTTAGCAAATGCTGGTCTATTGTGCAAACTACTCATTGCATCTTCTGGTGTTCTATTTCCTATAAGATGAAATGTACCTTCACCATCTTCAAGATCAATTGCGAATGGATTTACCACAACTTTATTACTAGCGAAACGTTTTACTAAATCATGAATGTTATAATCAATTGGTTCAAATACTTCATAATGGCCAATTGTACCATGAACACCTAATCCACCATGACGACAGTGACTTACAAAATCTCCACGTCCAGTTCCAATATCAATAATAAAAGGTTCTTTACTTATATTGAATTTCAATACTGATAGGAAATTGAGAATTTTTGGATTAGTTAAGTCGCTCATGTATTATTCCAATCCAAACCACATATTGCGACTCAAGTTTAAAAATGGACCATATTTTACTTGATCAATTGGTATGCCCAAGTCTTCGTTGTAAAATATTTTACAATATAGTGCATAACGTTCAACTGCATAATTGACATAACCAATAGGTACATTGACTATTTTGTCTGCGTGGTGATAAAAGTTCATACCAGAACCTACAGCACTAAAATGTGCTAATTTATCTCCAAAATCAATCCAACGATTTATTTCACCATATTTATTGGTAATACGTTTACCGAAATAATCGCATCCACCGTAGTCATTATGTTCCAAATGCTTAATAGTTCCACCATTATAAATGATGTCAAACATGACTGGATCAAAGAAATCAATCATTGGATGGTTGTATGGATTATTTGTACCTTGACACATTCTGGCAAATGTTTCATATTCATATTTCTTGATTTTTTCTTTATCAAAAACGAAAAATACTGTTTGTGATAGATCAGGTAAATGTCTGCAATCATCCCGATTATTTGGATTGTGTTTGTAATTTCTAATTGGACCAGCTACACTATGTCCTTCTTCTACAGCCTTATACAAATCAGAAAGTGATTCATTTCTGAAAACAACATCAGAATCAAAATGTATGAACCATCTTTCAGGACGACTTTGAATAAGTGCAGCCCATAATGATGCAGTACCCCAATGTCCAGTTCTAAAACGTTCTTTAATAAATTCTGGAATATCGTAAAAAGTTATTTTGTCTTTAAATTCAGCGATCCACTTAAAATCTTCTTGTGATCCATATACATGAATACGTGTATCAGGATGCCAATGGAAAAAACTTTCCAAAGCAATTTTTGCAATCTTACCGCAATTATAAATTTCAGTCCAAATGAATGTATTTTCCATGTAAGTATTCTATATGATTAATGGTTAAAATGCTGCCAAATAAATTCAGGCATATTATGTGTTTTTTTGATGATACTTTGACTAAAAATTGCTGATTTATCATCTTTAATTGAGTCAAAATTATTATAAATCCAAGCAATTTGGTCAAATGCTGTGTCTTTTCTCAAGATATAGTGACTATGTCCACTAAAGATTTCATCAATTTTTTCAGCACCCAAATATAGTGGAATACATCCACAAAGAATAGGGTCCCAATATTTTTCACTAACCCAATATGGTAGGAAATCATTCTCTATTGAAATAGTAAACTGATAATCATCGTATGCTTTTGACTTTTCGTCATATCCTAATGTACCTTTAATTCTTGGATCATGGTACAATGTTTCCAATCCACGGCCATAAATGTCAATATCCATATTGGTTTTTAAAATATGATGAATTAATATGTGCCGAAATCTATGACCAGGAAAATATGTCTTGTTAGATGCTAGGAAAGACATCTTTTTTGTTTTTGGTGGCAATGATGCATCAATTGGTGGCTTTATTGGACCCAAATATGACATTCCAAACTTGAAATGAATTGGATCCAGCTCATCCAATTTATAACTATAAAATGTTTTTATATTTTCTATAACGAATGATTGATATTTTTTTATTCGTTCAAAATAGTTTGGCTCTGTTACAAATCCAACAACATTTTCTTTGGGAATATTCGTTTGCATGTACACATCATTGAATAATGCCAAGTGTGTGTATGAATCATCATTTACTATTTTTATATTTTTATAAGTATCTTTGCCAGCATTCCATGAAATAAATTGGGTTGACCAATCACCATTATCAGATTCAATTAATCTTAATCGTATTTCGTTCATGACATCCATTTCCAAGATTTTATATAATTTTTCAACTCTTCAGGATGCATATTCTTAACTTTTTGATATTCAGCTTCATTATTTTGAAATGCAGAGTGCTGCATATTTGCACTATTTAAACTCTTTTGATGATTCAAATGGTAAAGTACACCAGGTATACGTTGAATCTTATATCCCATTTTTGTAAATCTGATATAACGTTCCAAATCTTCAGGTCCCCAAGAAATAAAGTTTTCGTTTTCCATTCCACCTTGTATGAATTTATCTTTATTCCAAAAAACACATCCACCATAACTATTTTCTGCCAAGCAGCGCCCACTTGATTCCGTGATGCCCATGAGAGATTTATTTTTTATAACTAGCTCTTGAAGCTGACCTTCTATATTGATAAATTTTCCAGCATAAGGATAAACACCATCAGCTATTCCATTGCGAATTAAATCCACCGACTTAACATATTGATCAATTGGCAATAAAACATCAGTATCATAATTAACAATGATTGGTGTCTTTGCTTCCTTTGCCATGAAATTTAAATACATGGTTCTATGCATCAAATCATTATTAGTCTTTTTTACAAATATGTGAGTATATTTTTTATTATACTCCGACAATACATCTTGAACGGCATGATGAGGGCCATCTTCAAGAATTATTATATTTGTATTGAAATTTTTAAGAAGATACCCTACTATAGTTGCTAGATTCCTTTTTCTATCATTGGAATCAAACTTAACTGGTATGGTAAATGTTACATCAGTTAAAGAAATCATTCATCAAATCTCCAGGGCCATGAATTAATATATGCCCGTAATTGTTCGGGTGGCATGTTTGCCACTTTTATATACTCTTGCTGATTATCAAAATAAGGTTTATGTGATGTATTAGCACTGTTTGTTGATGATGGATGATTCAAGTGGAAAAGTGGACCACGAATGCGAATTATAGATCCACCAAGCTTTTGAATTCGTGTTATTCTCTCATTATCTTCCCAGCCCCAGCTAACAAAATTTTCATTCTCTAAACCAAATCTAAAATATGATTCACGCTTGAAAGCGATTGCTCCACCAACACTATTAGGATGATTTACTGATGTATCCGTTTCATTATTAAGTCCCGCAACTGACAAGGTTTGTATTACATAATTAATAATATCAGGATTATGAATATTTAAAAAACGGCCATCATATGGAAAAACCATATCAGCCCCTCTAGAAACAATTATTTCTTGTGCAGCAACATATTGTGCAGGATCAAGTAAAACATCAGTATCATAAACAAAAACAACAGGGGTGACTGTTTTCTTTGTTAATTTATTAAGAATTGCAGTACGATGAAATAATTCACCAGTTGACTGCACGTATGTATAATCTACGCCAGAATGTGGTTTGTACGTTGAATTTGGACCTTCTTCCCAAACCATGATATTTGTTTGTAAATGCTTTTGTAAATAGGTCACTACAGCATTAATATTCCTAAGTCTTTCAGGAGTATCATACTTATATGGAATTATGAAAGTACTTTGGCGTAAATCAAAGCTCATGAACTAAACCCTTTTCTATATATTCATCAAACAAAATTGATTCCGCTACTTGTGGATGTTCATTTTCAGCAAAACCATCTTCACTGTTGTCCCAATAATATTTGTATGGATGTTTGCGATGAGGATCAAATCCAAAAACAAATATTTGTGAATTAGGAAATCTATATAAAGCTGTTTCTATATTAGTCATCCCTGAATCAGGATAATACCATTCTCGTCTAACACCTTTACCCTCAGATAATGATTGCATCTTATTATAAAGTCTGTCATAAACTATGCCATCAACAAATAAAAAATCATCTAATGATTTACGATAATGATCCGCTGCCCTATTTCTTTGATGCTGATGCTCTGCACGATATTTGTCAGGAATCCAAATATGTTTGGCGTCTGGTACATATTTTAATAAAGGATCATGTCCAAGAATTCCAGATGTTGTTCCTTCACCAGTTATCATTAGTGATACTGCACTTGTTTTAGATCCAACGTATTTTTCAAATCCTTCTAAATTAAATCTATTCATGCGAATGACATAATCACATGAATCAATGAATGTACCATTTTCTTTCAAACGACATTTCCATCCATTGCATACGATTGCTATTTTCATTTCTTTGCATCCCAAAATGCATCTGCTTCTTGAATGATATTATCAATATTTTGTTTAAATCCTGACATCATATCACGACCACAGACTTTGTGCTTCCAAGCTGAATATTCTGCATCATTTTCATTTGGATGGATAATTGAAATTGTATCAGCCATTTGATATGACCAACCACGTTTTCCACATTCTAAAAGTAAATATGCATCATCACCAGAATATACGCCAAATACTTTATATCCACCAACTGTATCCCAAAAAGCGCGACTTAAAAAGAGACAGCCGCCAGCAATTCCACTTGGTGTATTTGGCCAAACCATTTTTTCTTCAAATTTTTCAGTCGCATTAACTGACATTGTATATGTAATCTGATTTTGATAGCACACTGGCCAATGACAATTACCAGAAAGTTGATTTAATGAAATCATTCCAAATGGAATCTTTTTAACTTCTGTTAAATGATTAGCTGCTGCCACTAAACGCAAAAACATATGTTTTTGTTCAGGTTGAAAAAGAATATCTGAATCACATGTAAACAAGAAATCAGGATTTACACCATTTTTGCGAGCAACTTCATAAAGCTTATTAACAACTATTGCTTTACCATAATTCTTATCAAATCGGATTGGTTCGTATGTTGCACCAAATACTTCTTTACATTTTGCTACCATTTTTTGCCACAATGCATCGGTTCTAGCCCATCCACCAATGATCACCTGAACATTGCAACCATCTAGGCCATTCACATCAATATAATTTTTAATAGATTGAAGAGAATTTACATTTCTCTCCGATATGCCCTCATCTGGTGCAAAAATTGGTTGAATAAAGACAATATTGGTCATGAACGACTCCAATCTTGTCTTATTCTAACGTTTATCTCAATTCTTTTAATTCCTTAACATATTCAACTTTTCGCAATTCTTCATCCTTGCAAAGAGTTACTAAATATTCAATTAGGGTCTTCAACTTCTGTAACTCTTCTTCTAGACGATCAACTTCGTCCTTACCAAATCTATAAATTGGGGTTTGGATTATTCTAGCAATGTTCTTTTCTTTAATTTCATTCTCTATCAACAAATCAGCAATTTCATTTTTCTTTAAGTCTGGAAACTTCTTAAATAAACCCTTCTTTATTACCTTAAGAAGATCACGTTTAAATTCAAATTCATCCCTATTATCCATGAATTCTTTTTTGAATCGTTCAAAATATATTTTGAAACGAACATCAGTGAATTCTTTGATGATTTCTGTAACAGTCATTTTTCTGACTTTACCATTAAAATCTATTAAAGTAATATTTTCTGATAAGGATCCAATTAACTTGAATTTTTCGTAAATTTCTTCATCAGTTTTTAATTCTGCTTTGATGTTTACGCTAAACAAAAAGTCTGATGTACAGTCATCAGTGTATGATGAAATGATTTCTTTTTCTTCTAATGCATCAAGAACACGTATGTATGACTCTCTAGTGTAACCAATTGGCAATTCAGTAATAGTCAACTTACGACCAGTGCGAGTGAACACGCCCCTGGTTTCCCAAGAATTATCGCCAGTCTTTGTTACTGTACCTTTGAATCCTTCATAATGTACATCTGGTTCTCTGAATCCCTTTCCAGACAAATGTGCCAATTGACAATGAATAACATCTTCCAATTTTCTTGGAAGGATAGTACATGCAAAACCAACAGCGATACCTTGCAATGGGTTCAATAAAACAGTTGGAACAATTGGTAAGAAACTTACAGGTTCAACTTCTGAATCATCATATCCAGGTTTTGTTTTAACCAAATCAAAATCACGTCCCATGATCTTGTGAAAGTTTTCTGATAACTTGACAGAAACATAACGTGCCGCGCCAATAGCGTTACCTGGACCAGCAATCTTTGAACCAAATGCACCTTTGCCATGAAAATAATTTACATTATTTGCACCACAAAAATCTTGGGCCATACCTGAAATACAATCTTCAACAGATGTGGATCCATGTGGATGAATTGATAAAACTGCACCAGCAAGTTTAGCAACCTTTACATATTCAGCTTTTGCTAATTTATTTGCAATCCAAATTGATCTACGTGCAACTGGTTTCAATCCATCTGATAGATATGGTAATGCGCGAAATTCTAGGGTATAAAATGAGAACGCTTTATATTGCGTATCTAGTAAATTATTTACTGTGATAGTTTTCATCAGATGCCTTTAGCTAAATTCCAAATAAGTACGTGAAGTCTTGGACTAAAATTATAACCCTTGTTAATACACCATTCTGCTATAGGTTGCATTTTTTTAATTTGAACTTCGGTAGTAATACCTTCTGGCATTATATAAACCTTATGGTTTTCAATGTCATACTTTTTAATAAAACTTGCAATTTGATCTTCGGTTTCATCATCTTCATAAACGAATTTTATGATCCAATCGTCATGATCAAACGTTTTTGTTGATAGTTGTTCAACAAGTGGAAACTTCTTAACAACGTGTACTTTTGGAGAAATATTGAAATGTACCATTCTAAACCAATCAGTTAATTCTGGTTCAATTTGAATAGTTCCATTTGTTTCTATTTCAACAGTTACTGTTCTATTATATTGATTCTTGAGATAGCCAAGAATTTTTGCAATAGTCATCTGCCACAATAAAGGTTCACCACCCGTAAATACAATATTATTAAATTTGGCGATTGAATCCAATTCAAAAATAACTTCACAAAATTTTTCAACCGATGCATACGTCAAACGATCAGGTTTTGGTGGATATTCTGTTGGATTACCAGTTATAGGATCCTTCTTTAATTCGTTGTCAGTATAGAATGAGTGACCCGAATCACACCAATCAACACCGCAACTATTTGCTAGGTTACAACCAAAAAATCTGATGAAAATTGTATTCTTACCAGCATTTGGACCTTCACCCTGAATGGTTACAAATGGTTTTTCAGCTAAATATACTGCCTTATCTCCGATACCACTTTGTGGACCGAAGTAGTTCTTCATTGCTTTTTCGTTTGTGAGGTGAGGTAATCCCATGTCTCTTTCGCTTCCTGTTCTTTAAATTCTTGTAATCTTTGTTCGTATGTTTTAATCGTTCGCCCTTTAGCAGTTATAGATGTTGCCAACAACACTTTGACTGCTGCTATACCAAGTATACCTTCGTAACAATTTTCTTCCAAGAATTGTTCACTTATTTTAGATACTCCTAGTTTTAAAGCAAGATCATTTATATCTTTACAATCACTGTGTTCCTTTGGCATGATAAAGCAGCGTTCTCCCATTTTTAATAAAGCGAAAATTGTATCATAACCAGCTTCATCAGTCCAAGGAGAATCAATACAGAAAACACGCTTTGGCCAACGTTCACGCATTAAATCTATTTTCTCTTCACTCATTGAAACACCACATAACCCAACTGAATTTTCTATAAACTCGCTATCAAGAATTCCTTCACATATATATACCGTCTGCTTTGGATCTGCGAGATACATTTTGTAAATTTTGTCGTCGGGCAAAACTATTTTTTCAAATAAAGCGAACAAGTATTTTGTACCTTTACGATATTCATCAGGATTATCTGTAATGTCTCTGGCTTGAAAATTATATAATAATCCTGATTCATTGAAGAAAGGTATAATTACACGATCCGAAAATTTACCTTTATAACAAAGCCAATATTCTTCAAGAATATCTTTTGAGATATTTCTTTTTTCCATCTTTGTCAATGCGTGAATTCTACGAGATTCCAATTCTGGATCTTTTTGATGTTTATATAGATTGACGCAACAAGTATGTAAAAAAGCTGTCAAGAACCGATCTATTTTTTCATCTGGTTTAAGTTTTACTGAAATAACTTCCGATTGTTTTGGATGCTCAAATGCTTTTCCATTCTTGATAGAATCAAAACATTGAATTTTAATATATTCGTACTTTTCTGGATAATTTTCTTTTATAAAATTTGTAAAAGTAGTACCATAACCACAAGACTTGCATTCAACATTATATGATGCACTTTTTGAGGTATATAGATAGAATTTTTTCTTTGATGGTCTTTTTGGATTACCACAGAAAGGGCATATTCCTTCCATGGTCAATTTGTCAGAGTTTGACCTCTTACGACGACCACATCTAATAACTTCAGAAAATGTTGTTTCTACTAAAAAACGTGGCACTTCCATTGATTTAGTATAGAACTAAAAATCACAGAATCAATCAGATATGATCTTTTTATAGAATTTGAACTTGTGGATTATATTATAATCCTTCTTCTCAGAGCGTTTCAAAACAGTGATCTTTTCACTGAGAATTTGATCTACTTGTTTTGGGTCAACCAATTCAACCAAATTCCAATCTTTCAACAAGTAGACTATTGTTTTAAGACGTGCATAATCCAATGGTTCAACATTGGCAGTCTTTCCATCAAGTAAGAATAGCTCTTTAAAATGGACAATTTTATACACACCATCTGTTGTTGAACCAATACAATAGCAAGAAGGAAAAAACTCCTTCTTCTTTTGATTAATAATACCGATGCGTTCTAAAGTTTCTCGGACTACTGAAAAATCTTCTTTTAAACGAACAGATATACCAACTTTCATACAGTTTCTTTCTTTACCATTTCTACGTCACCATATTTATCATTAATCATCTTAATAAATTCTGGACCATTTAAATCAACATATTCTTTGGCAGTCTGCAAAGAACATTCGTAGTAATGTGAAACTCTAGCTAAAATTTCTGATTCTGCTGCACTTCTCATTTTTGAAATGAGTGGATAATATTCTTTAGGACCATATTCTGGAATTGCTACTGTAAAGAAATTATATGCACTGACATTATCAAACTCACGCCATAATTGATTTATTTCATTTACTATGAATATATCTTGGTGCCCTGGATATTTGCTATATATTGGTGTTTTCTTTTCTTCGCCATCTTCGTTTATATAAGGCTTCCATCCAACTATATCATGGGTTTTTGAAGAAAGAGATTTCATAACCATGAATAAATTGAAAGCTTTTACACCTTCTTCTTTATCTAACATAGTTCCTGATTTTTGTTTTTGAATATCTTTTACAATATCAAAAACTGAAACTTTCTTTACTTCACAATCAGCAAACCACGTTGGATCATCATTATAGATTTCTTTACCTTGAGCTAAAGCGAAGAAATCTATAACTTGTTCAGGACCAGTAGTTTTTTTGCGTGCCATATTAAACGATTATACTCTTCTTTTCCACTGGTGGCAAGCCATCTGCCCCAAGAATTTTTGGCTTAGCAGCATCTTGTTTAACGGCATCTTCTTTTGAAATTGGTTCAAATTGTGGCATTGCTGCACGAACACTAGCCATGATTTTTCCAGGAATATCTGAGAAAATAGGACCTTCTTTGACGAAGTTATCAAATTCTTCTGCGGTTAGATAGCCCTTTTGATTCATGAGCATCTTATACCAGATTTCCCATTCCATCAATGTTGCTTCAAGTGCAACTGATAATTGGGCAACATCTTCCATGCGCTTTGCGATCATGGCTTTGGTGACAACGTTGCCACCTTTCTTCTTCATTGCAGAGCCTTTATTACTCATTTTTCGCTTTCAATAACGGGTGGTGCATCATTTGGAATTTCTGCAAGACTTGGATCAAGTAATGCAGCATCTGAAATAACATCTTCGCCAGTACTTTGAACTGGATAACCACCAGGAAGTGTTACGCCAATACCACGCAAAAGCGCAGCCTTTTCAGCATTCATACCTTCTGGAGCACTATGAGTTGTACGGGGCTGTTCAATAGAAACATTTCTTCCAACTGAACTATTGAGACGTGGACTATATCCTTCACCAGCAGATTCACCGCCAGTATGAACACCCAAATCTCTCAACATAGCCAATTTATTAGGGTCTTGAATAGGCTGAGTTTGTGGCGAAACTTGTTCAGGTTGAAATTCCCGTGAACGGGGGCTATTGCTGACATTTGAAACATTCAATGGTCGAGGCGCTCCTTCCGTTCTAGGTGGTTGAGCGATTGTACCTGACAATGTTTGATTGCCATTTGAAGTCATTTGAATTGGTGCTGATGCAACTTGGCGAGGTGGTCTACCTCCACGAAGTGGAATAAACGTCCATTGTGGTTGTCCACCACCTTTTTGGATTTGTTCCAAATTAACTGAAATTTCATTTAGATCATAGACATAAATGGCTTCATTCAATTTACGGATCATTTCACCAGTATATTGATTAAGGAAGTTGTTTTTTGCTTGTACAGCATCTTCGGCAATAACAACAACAGTATTTAAAATACCAGAAGGCAAGTTTGCTCGGGTAAATGCTTCTGTTGTGTCAATAACAATGAGATATAGTTTCATTAGTGGGGTTCTTTTTCTTTTAAAAAATTTTATTATCTTATTTAACATTCTCTAACAATTTGGTCAATTTTTCGGCATTCTTATTGATATTACTCAATGCTATGTTTCGGTATGACTTTTTAACTTTAGCATCAAGTAACTTTCGTAACTTTTTTGCATTTTGCTTATCTTCGTAATTCATATTTGCTCCATGATTATTCTATGTGTTTATTTTATTTTTATTGCAAATTTCGTATGATTGCAACGATCATTGCTATAAAATTAATTTCTTGATCTAGGACCAATGCACTTTTGTATTGATAATCAGCAACAAGTAGGTATATATCACCTTTTTGTGTTGGATTCTTTGTAAGTTCTTCGCCACGCAAACTATCAAAAATGGTTTTATACAAACTTTGATAATCAGTTGTTGGTGAAAGAAATTCTGAACGTATTTCTTTAAACTTTTTCTCAGCCAACAGTTTAATAAAAGTTGAATTGTAATCTGATGTTGCAGTTTCTGGATTAAATTTGAAAATACCTTCTTTTGTATTCTTTTGGATATTATTGATCACTGCTCTAATGTCAGGATAATATTTAGTTACCAATTGAACTAAATCTGCTTTTGCTTCTTTGAAGTTTGTTACACCTTCATTGTGCATTATTTTGAAACAACGTTTTGCAATATCATTCTTTGATGCTGCTTCAAATTCAAAAATAGCACAACGTGAACGCAATGCATCAATTATTTTATTTCCATAATTACATGTCATTATGAAACGTGTTTTCTTTGCATATTCTTCCATGACTGCACGCAAAGCGCGTTGAGCAACAGGCGTCAACCCATCACATTCGTCTAGAATAATAATTTTAAGATCATCTGTAAATCCACTTGAACCACAATAATCCATTACGTTTGTTCTAATTGCATCAATATTATTTTTATCAGAAGCATTGATATACAAATAATTATCTTCACCTGCAATCGCTTTTGCTAGAATCTTTGCAATTGTTGTCTTGCCAACACCAGGTCCACCTTCAAATAGAAGATGTTGGCAAGACTTTGTTGCTTCAAATTCTTTAAACTTTGCCAGATATTCTGGATTAATAATTACATCATCCAATGTCTGTGGGCGATATTTTTCAACCCAAGGATAAAATGCGTCTGACATGTTTATAGATTCCTATTACTTAGCGGCCTTCTTTGGAATATAATAAGTAATATCCAAGTTTGCTGATGTACATTCTAAACGAAGAAGTTTTTCTGCGAAAGACATTTTCTTTGTTGGAATTGGTGTTTGCAAGATTGCCAGGAAATCTTCCTTGGAATATTTAAACTCAAAATCATCAGCAACTGCGATCTTATCAATAACTAATTTGAAAGTATTGACAGCCATTGATGCATTTGCAATCTTGAATGTCACTTTACCTGTTGCCTTATCACCCTTAACATTAACTGTATCTTCATTTGCAAGAACACTCATGGCTTTTGCAAAACGATCAAAACGACTATCAATCATTACATCAGCAACGAATGTTGTGCCTTTGAATGTTGCTGGACCTTCTTTAATCAAGTCAACGTCAGCAGTTCTAAAGCTTACGTCAGAATCGCCATTGGTAATTGTGAAAACATTGTCTTCAAAGCTAACCGAACTATTTTCAGCGAACATGTTGATATATTTTACGAAGTCAGCAGGCTTGAGAATACCAATCTTTGTATCATCAACCATAGTGAACTTATTATAAATTCCACGACTTACAACGTGTGTCAAAATATTCTTTTGATAAACGTTAATGATCATCGTATCTTTTTGAACTTTTAGAAGGATCCCACCTTCTGCAAGAACAGGAATAATATACTTTACAACATTACCAAAATCATCTGCTTGTTCTTTAGTTTCAAAGGTTCCACTGAATGATGCGCCCATTTAATTAATCTCCATACTGAGTTGAGACTAACAATTATAGATGCTATTTTTCCAGAATCAAGAAGCCATAATCCACTTTTTTCTGGCTTCGGTATCTTGACCAAAGACAGTTTTTAGTTTTTCCGCAGTTTTCTTTTGATCATCTATTTTAACTTGAACAAGATTAGGTTTCTTGTTGATCATGTAATCCCAAGCTTCTTTGCCACATGAACCAAGTCCCTTGAAGTATGAAATATCATACTTTTCAGTTTTTTTACCTTCAATAAATGTTTCGTATTCTTGCTTAGTATAGAAATAATTGATTTCTTCGGTCTTCTTTTCAACTACTTCATATAAAGGAGTTTCCAAAATATAAACACATCCATGTTCAATGATTTCTGGCCAAAATTTAAAGAAGAAGTTGATAATTAAGCAACGAATTGAATAACCATCCATATCTTGGTCAGTTGCTAAGATGATTTTGCCATAACTCAAATCGCTACTAGCAATTTCATCATTAATAATTGATAGCGGACTTTCGCCAATTTTTAGACCAATTGCAGACATGACGCTTTGAATTTCTTTATTTTCAACAACATCACGCGCAGATTCTTCAAAAACATTCAACACCTTACCACGTAATGGTAAACCTGCCATAGTTTTTGAATCTCTGACCGTCGCCAAATTACTAATGGCGCTATCACCTTCTGTAATATAAATTGAACAGGCTTTTCTAATTTTTGAAGAACAGTCTATAAGTTTTGCAATTTTCTTTTTATCAATATTCTTTTGAGTCTTCTTTAGGTCTAAAAGCTCTTTCTTCTCATTCTTTAATAGGACAAAATCAATGGTTGCTGTGCGGATATTAGGGCATTCACCATCCATAATTGTCAAACGACGTGATGAAAAGATGTCATCATAAACTTTCTTTACTTCATTTTTATCGTTGACGAATTTTTCTTTATTTTGACCTTCAAATTGTGGAGCATTCCACACTTGAAAGTTAACTAGGATCATATTTTTAGCAACATCACCATTTGTTACTTCAAGCTTTGCATCCTTCTTAATCTTTGTTTTGATGTCTTCGCAAAATAAATCACGTAAAGCATCAATATGAGTTCCACCTCTGAACGTATCAGCACCATTTACATTTGAATAGTGCTCAAATTGTTCAGTATGTGTGTTATGGACAATAGCCATTTTAATTTGGGCTTTATTGTCTTCATAGATTGAATATGGGGCATCAAACATCTTAATGAAAGATTCCCAAGTCTTACCTTCATAAGCTGTCGTATCATTACATCCAAAGCAATCATCGGTATCACTTTCAATTGTCAAATTCAGCGACAATTTTGGATACATAAAAGACAATTCTAGGCATCTTTTATGAAAAAGAATAGTAGGAATTTGAATTGAGAAAATATTTTGGTCTGGTTTGAATTTGACTAATGTACCTGTTTTTGTTGTTTTATCTTTTTCAACCAATGGCTCACTGATTTTTTCCATATTTTTTGAGAAAGATTGCGAATATGCTTTTCCGTCTCGCCAAATCTGAACCATGAGTTTTTCACTGAAAATTGTTGCTAGTGAAGCACCAACACCATTCATGCCAACAGTCACACGATCGGAATCATCAAAATTTGAACCACTTTTCAACTGTGTAAAAACAACTTGAGGTATAGGTACTTTGGCTTCCTTATGCATGTCAATGGGAATTCCACGGCCGTAATCACGAATAGTAATGTAACCAGTTTTTTGACTATAGGTAATATCAATTTGATTACCAAAACCACGAATATGTTCATCCAAAGCGTTATCTAATACTTCACAAAATAGTTTGTACTCACCTTGAATATAAGAAATCTCTTCACGCTTCAACTTACCAGCATCGGTTGGAATCCAAAAGAATTGCTTTTCAGGTTTTGTTGAACCTATGTACATACCAGGACGCAATAAACAGTGCTCCCGGTCATTGAGAATCTTAATATTTTGATCTTTACTCATGTGCTGTTATTTTACTAATTTTTTGTTGGATGGATTTTTCGCAATTGATTATAACAGCATTGTCTGAAATAAAAGCAGTATGATTAAGGTCTACCAATGCATTATTAGTTTCTATGATAGGAATATTACTCTTGAATAGATCCTTAACAACTTGTTCCATTGTATATTGCTTACCACTTACATTAGTAAATACATTGAATTTGTCAAAACTATTCAAAACATCACTTACGACCCAATCAGCTAGGTCATCCGTTGATGTTGGAAGGGTTGACCACTTCTTAAATGGTACACGTATTGACCCATCTTTAATTTTTGCATAAATTTTATCAAACATATCTTCTTTAGTATCAACAGAAAACAAATTCGCCACTCTTAAAATACGCACATTTTTTTCAATATCAGCTTTATTTTTTTCTAAGGTAGAAACAACCTCTTCAAATTTTGTCCGATATGCTTCTATTGTTATTTCATCCATTGAACTATTTTCCATATCTTGAATTTCGGCTTCTTTTGCTGCTTTAAATTCTGCGATATGTGATGATGATATTGAATCTTTAAGCCATGATTCATAACGCATTTTGCTTTGAGTATAAGCATTTAATGCGCCCGTTTGATAAACATAATCAGTGCTGAAATGGATTAATGGTACGTTTTCTAATGCAGCAAATGATGTCAAATATGTTGGTAGTGATGTATTACATGCATTATGTAATGCTGATCCTGTATCAGCCGTATTTGTATAAGCAACACAATTGATAATTACACTATTTTTTGTCTTCTTAATTTCTTCCAACAAAACATTCAACTTATCATAACCTTCTTTATTGTTTGCAAATTTATCAAATAAAGGAATAACGTTGAATGTGTGATAACCCATCTTCTTATGAAGAGATTTTAAGAAAGAATTACCCAAACGACCACCAGCACCAAGCAACCAATATGTTATCTCTGGTTTTACTTCTTCTTCATGACGAATTTCATCAACTTTTTGCCCATCTTTCCATCCCTTTTTATCCAAACCCATGAATAATGATGTTGGAAAATTGCCAGTTAATGAATCTGAAAAACCAATATTTCTATATGAATGAATAATGCCAATACCAACTTTTACACGATAAATTTTTGTTGGGTCAGTTACAAAATATTTCATTTCTTTTGTAACAGGATTATAAAGATTGTAAATCATTCGTGCTTTCCATGTCACAAACACATCAGTTTGTCCTACATGTTCATGTGGACCTCTCTGTACGAATGGTTTTGTTTCACTCCAATATGACATACACGGTTCATAAAAAGATGAATTTGTTTCATCTTTTTCAGTTACCTTTGCTTTATCATCATCATTTCGCCATAATTCAGTGAGCGAACCCCGGGCATCAACAAATTCTTTTAATTCATCAATTATGACGCGGCCATCCCACCAATTTTCAAGCTCTTTATGTCCAACCGTATTTGTCATTTATATCTCACTTAAAAAAAGTAGTAGCCCAACCCTCATTGCTGAAATCATAATCAGCTTTGTTCTCGGATGTTGCTGCCATAAAGTATATGATACCATTTGATTTCTTATGGGCAGAAACACGAACCGTATCATCATAGAATCTAACGATAATTTTGTATTTTATTCCAAATTTATTTGATATTAGAGTATCAATTGATTTTTTAAACTCTTGCGTGTGTTCTTTTTGTTTAATTAATGGCAAAATTTCTTGTTTAAAATATCCATGTAATTCTTCTCTATCAGAATCAATTGTCATAGGTTGCATTTTTGTATCCTTGTACGTAAAATTCTACTATTTCCTCAATTGTTCCTTGCAATGAATTTGTAAAATATTGATCAATTGCTGGTTCAGTAATCAATGCGTACACTTCATCATGACCTTTGCGATCAGGAACATATTCAACGGATGTTGTTATATCATATTTTTGTTTTAGTGTCAATCGTATCAATTCAACTATATAATTATTATCAACTAGGAAACGTTTATCGGCAATATGTAAAATATCTTGAGGATGTTTTGGATTTTTATCTACAGGATTTTCCAAACGATCACTAATAATCTTTGCAGTGGTTTCAACATAAGTCCATAATCTGCAATTCTTGCCTTCACCATAAATTTTTATTGGACGACTTGCCATGGAACGAAGGACTGAGATTGGCAACATTTTTTCCGGATGTTGATGTTTTCCAAATTGATTTCCCATCCGATAAATTTGAAGATTCAACCCAAACGTTCTTGATAGTGACATCAAATAGGCTTCTTGAGCTACTTTACTTGCGCTGTAAGGATTACTTGGATTGAATGGACTCTTTGTGGTGAACCATTTTGATTTGTCATCCTTCTCAGAAATTTTAATATCGCCATAAACTTCATCTGTACTAATGTGATTAAAAACTTCAATCTTTTGAGTTCCACCTAACCAATCAATTAACGATGCTGGGATTCCAATATTATCAAAATAAAGTTGCGATGGACTTGCAATGCTTCTATCAACGTGACTTTGTGATGCGAAATTCAAAACAGTATATTTTGCATCCCAACTCTTAGGAGAAAATTCAACATATTCTTTATTTGATAAAAGATTAATATCTTTTTCAATATGAATAATTCCATGAGTTTTACATAAATCTAAATATTCTTCAATATTATATTGTGCTGCATATGTAAAACTATCAATAGAAACAATACTGCCCCAAATAGTCTTATTATTTTTGAGATAATATTTTAACCAATTAAATCCAATAAATCCTGCACATCCTGTAACAATTAAAATACGTTCCATCTCTCAACCTCGTTAAAACAAAAAAGGACTGAGTAATATTATACCCAGCCCCCTTTGATTAGCAATGTGTGCTAATTACTTGAAATCATCATCTGAGAATGAAACATCAAATGTTGAATCGTCTGGTGTTTCAGTTTTTACTTCGGTCTTTGTGACCTTGGTTTCAGCTTTGACTTCTGCCTTAACTTCAACTTTTGGCTTTGCTGCTGGTTTAGCAGTTGGCTTTGCAACTACAGTTTCAACTTCAATATCTGTATTGGTAACTTCTACAACTGTATTACCAACTACATCCGAAACGGTTGTTGTATCAATTGCTTCTGTTGATTCTGATGAACCTTCTTGCAATCCGCCATACATCAATTCCTTCAACTCTGAACTTGATTTGATTCCATCACGATCAACAACTTGAGTCTTGATTGTGATTTCATCCAATGCCTTTTCAATTGACGCAATTACAGATTCATCTGTGCTAATTGGCGATGTTTTTTGAACGAACGCTGAATCAGTATAATCTGGCCACTTATCTTTGGTATTTTTTTGTTTCAATACCAACAACATATCTGTACCCTCATTTGGATCCCAAAATGCCATATCATAATCATTAATGGCTGCATCCAACTTATCAAAGATTTGCTTACCAATTTCAAACAACAAAACTTTACCTTCAAACTTCTTTTGTGATTCTGGAGCCTTCTTGATATAAACCAAGGTGAACCAACGTGTTTTTGCGAAGAATTTCTTTGCCAATTCCTTATCAACTACATTATCACTCTTCCACAATTGATTTGCACGTTCAGCAATTGGATTTGTTGCTTTTGGATCAAATGATCTTGGATCAATAACCTTTACGAAACGATTATCACCTTCGCGTTGGAACATATGATAACGCAATTCAACCCAAGGCTTGCCAGTTGCACTTTCTTGAATTGGGAGGAAACGAACAGTAAATTTAGTTCTTTCTTCACCCGGTTCAAAAGTTGGCTTAAACAAATACGGATTATCGTATGATTTGTTCTTTCCCTTATCTTTTTCTTCTTGTAGAGTTTCCTTCACTTTACTGAATTGACTCATTATTGATGCTAATTTTCCCATGACATACTTCTTTCTTTACCGGCAATTTACTTGTTTATAGACTGCTGAAACTTTTGCCTGAATGTTTCAATCGTCTTTTTCATTTGTTCTTCTTCATTAACCATAAGATTTTTGAGTTCGGAACTTGTTAACAAACGTTGTGTTATTATTTTATTACTTTTTAGATAGTCTTTCAACAAGATTTTGTCAGCCTTGTTTAATGACTTTATATTTACTAGTTTTAAATGAACAGCTACTGACCAATCTATAGTTCTATCCCTAATATGTTTCTTAGCGAAAGACTCTTTATATTGTTCAATATCTATACTACTATTTATAACGAAGTTTTCAATGAAATTAAAACTTTTTTTAATCGTGTCATAGTAAAGACTTAGAGAGGAATAATCCGTTTTCCATTGAATATATATTTCCCAAGCATTATCTTCCATTAAATCATGAGGTTCATATGAAGTAATTGAAAAATTATAGTTGGCTCTTACAAAATCACGAATTTCTTCGTCTGATAAATGACGTGTTCTAAACAAATATTCATTTAACATTTCAAAAAATGGCTTATCAGAAGAAACTAGATAACTATCTAATGGAACCTTAGCCCATCCATTCATTGATCTACACAAAGATTGTAATTGCCATCCATTCATTATGCAAAAAACTTTTCTAAAGGATTTTCATCAGGTGACCAACCTTCTATCGTCTTACCATATTGCTCTTGCACAAAAAGGCCAAGAACATCCAAATTCTCTTTATCTAACTTGTTATAAAGCTGTTCTAAGCTTATACCAAGATGATCGCTAACGGCAAATAATATTTCAAAAATAGTATTGTTAGGACTACAATTTCTCATCATTCTGATGATTTTGTTTAAAGCGTCCTTTTCAATTTTATGCACTTGCTGTGGGCTTATGCCTATTTTCTTTCCTATCTCCTCGTATGTTAATTCTTTTTCTATACGTTTTTGATTATTACTCATTATTTGCATCCGCTCTCTGTTTTAGAATTTTACATTCTAAAGTGTTGAGCGATTGCAACAATTATAGCATCAGGGATTTACAATACAACACCTACTTTAGAAAACTTCTTCAACTTGTGTTGTTGCCTTTGGAGTCGTCTTTGGGATTGGTGAATTTTCGTAATCTTCATCACCTTCTGCAACTCTGACCCGTACTTCTTTCTTTTCTTGCTTAACATTTTTTGGTCCAGCAATAGTTATGTTCTTTCTAAGATTTGTTTGACCATCTTTTTCATCAACATCAATTAATCTCATGTAATCATAATCTACCTTCATAGTTACGCTACCTTCATTTCTACTAAAACGACTCTTAGCCAATTGCAACATCATCAAATTTTGTTCATTCATTTGATCATTTCTAATTAAAGTAATGATCACGTCAGCAGTTTGAGCAATACCCAAAGAGTCTGACATTTGTGCCATACCTATTTGATTTGAATTATAAGAATCTCTAGTTGTTTGTGATGCTGTTACTACGCATACATCCAATTCAGCAGCCATACCTCTCAATTCTTGGCATACAGCTTCCAACTTTCCATACATGTTATCGGAATACAATTTTCCATTTGGTTTTAATAATTTGAGATAGTCAACGAAAACAAAGTCAAACTTTATCCCCATTTTCATTTCCATATTTTTTATCAAAGCATACATATCATTTGAACTAACAGTGTTTGGACCGTAATACTTATAAATTAACTTTCCAACCTTCTTGTTCTTTGTTTTATTTTCATCACGTTTCAAAATAGCTTTCTTCAAAGCCATTTCGGGCGAAGCATTAATTTCATTCATGCTTACTTGTGAATATTTTGCGTCAGTTCTTTGTGCAATGTAATCTTGTGCTAATTCTAGGGTAAAATAAACAACATTCTTACCCTGCATTACCAAGTTTGCTGCACTGTCATTCAATACCAATGTTTTACCAGTATTTGCAGGGCCAGCATAAATGAACAACGCTTTGCTGCGATAACCACCACCCATCAATCTATCTAGACTTGGATATGTTGTTGATGTTGCTTCGTTCAATGTTGCAGCACGTTCTAATCTACCTTCTAAATCAGAGAAATAATCCAAACCAAAATCATCATTAAAAGAAAGCTTTTCAAGAGCACTATCAAATAAAGAAACGATTTCATCAAATTTATTTGATTTAATTAGGTCAACACCGTCAGTAATTGCCTTAATATAAACATTTCTCTTGATGAATAATTGGGTTTCTTCTTCAATTATTTTTAGATCAGTGGTTTCAATAGTTACTAAACCAATACTTTCAACAAGATCAATCGTAGCTGCTAATTTCTTATCGTCAGAAGAAATAACTTTTGGAAGGATTATATCACAAAGAATTTCTTTGTTTGGTGATCTTTGATTTTTCTTATAAAAGGCATGAATACCTTTAATAATTTCTTTATACTTATCACTAAAAAAATCTGGATGAAGTTTTTGCAGATAATTCAATGTAAAACTGTTGTTAACCATTAAATTCTTAATGATATAACCTTCTAATTTTGATGTGCTTGTCATTTAGGTGTTGTCTCTAGTTATTTTAAAGTCAGTGAATAGATAAGTTTAAGTTGGAAACACCAGCAATCAAGCTGGTGTTTCGTCAACTTCTGGTGCTTCTTCAGTATCATCAACTGTGATACTGAATCTCAAATCTTCTTCAACCTTTTTATTGAGTTCATCAAAAATTGGTTCAAATACTTCTTTGGTGAAAATTTGTGATTCAAAGAAACTCTTGTCTAAATGCTTGACATAAAGACGTGTTGAACGCTTTTCAATGAATCCATGTTTTACAGCATCTTCAAGAAGGCCATACCATTTTTGAATGCCACGTTCAAAGTCACAATAGATTTCACCTTTCGTACCTTCTGGAACGAAACGATTCTTTTCAGCAGTTGCAATGATGATATTACCTGTCTTTGTCTTAACAGTATCACCGAGAGCATTTTTTCCATCTTCTTTAACTTGACGCTTCTTCAAGTAAATGATTGCTGAACCAGCGTAGAAGAATCCTTGACCACCTGACATGACTGTTGTTGGTGCTGCTTGTGGATTTGCTGCTGCTTGTTCGTATGTGTGATTTGTACAAATCATTGGAATCATGTGGTGAGCACATTCAATTGTGAGAACGCGGGCACATGCACGCAATTCTTTAGCACGTTGTCCCATATCAGATGCGTGTTTATCTTCTACAACGTCATTTGCTTCCTTAGTACCCATCATGCCACCCAAAGAGTCACAGAAGAATAATGCAGGAGAATCTTTTGTTGCTTCATCTGTACGCCAGTCCTTCATCATTTGAACTGCGGTATTTCTGAATTCTGAAATTGTCTTAACTGGAATATAGATCAATGCATCAGTATCTACACCGAAACGTTGCATAAATTCATTATCAATTGCATTTTCTGAGTCAAAGTAAAAGATGGTGTATCCCTTTGATTGGGCTTCTTTACAAGCTCTTGCGCAAAGAAGTGATTTACCTGTACTTGATGGTCCAGCAATGATATATAGGCGATTGTTTGCAAATCCCTTAATATATGAACCACTGAGAACACGATTCAATGAAAATGATCCCGATGAAATCCAATCAGTTACATTACTGATTCTACTTTCACTTAGAACTGAGGCATATGCGCTCTTGTTATATTTCTTGAGAAAGTCTTTTGCTTTATTTACTGTTTTGACGACATCAACAACTTCTTGAGGTTCGTCTACTTGTTTTTTAGTTCTAGCCATGTTATTTTTCCTTTAACAAAATAAATCGTCTATGTTTTCTTTATCGAAAGCTGGCATTTCCCAACGCATTACATCATAGAATTGACGGATTGGTTCAATGAATACTTTCTCCCACATTATATCATAATCTACGTACCCATCCAAGCCAAACTCTGTTGGAATAACGTCCTTAAATGTAATAGCATCAATACCATATGGATTACTATTTTTTAAGTACACCAATTTAACTTTATCACCTTCAAAAATCTTTTGGTAGTCATTTGCACAACCATTTCTTATTAAAAGGTTATTGTAATGTATAGTTGCTTTTACGTGTCCTGGTGTACCTTTAATTGGATTACCATCTGATCCAGTATATTCATCAATGTTATTGACGTTTGTGATTTTTGCAATCTTGGCGAATTCACTTGCTTTAAATTTATCATAAATTGCGCTAATCGTATTGTTTGATTCTTTTAAATCAGCAGTTTTTAGAAAGTGGAGAATATAATTTCTCATGAAATCTCTAATAATTTCAGGAGTTGAAGACTTAACCATTTCAAGGCCCTTAGCTTCAATTTCATGCTTTGAACCTGGCTTAACTTCTTCTTCTTCCAATTTCATGATCCAAGCAGCATAGTGTTTTTTGCTCAAGAATACTGCTCTACGTGCTATCATTTCACGTTTGAATGAAATCTTGCAATCTTTGGTATTCATGCGTTTCATGGTCAAGATTTCCATCGCATTGTTGATGATCTTGAATAGCAAAGGTTCTATTTTCTTTTCTACAAATTCTTTAGTCTTTGCAGCATCTTCCCAATTATAGTTGATTGACTTCAATACCTTTCCGATATTCAAATACAATGAGTCAGTGTCACCATATATCAAAGTTGATGGAATTGACTGCGCATTTAATTTCTTACCAGTCTCTGTAGTTGGCCAACGCTCTTTGAAATACAAATCAATAGCAGCCATACCAGACTTCAATACTTCTTGACCAGTAATTGTTACCGCTAATGCATTATCACGATCATATAAGCGACTGTACTTACTACCAACATATCCATAAACTGAGTTAATCAGGATCTTATAGTTTTGTTGAAGACCTTTTTGCAATTGTTCTTCATCTTCGTTTTCTTCAGTTTGAGCTACTTGCATGAGCTTTTTGTGATATTTACGCTTATCAAACCAATCTTTAACGAATGATGCGACAACACCTTTTTTATCATGACGATAAATTGCGCCATTAGCCGCAATAGTCCATTCATTTTCTTTAATTTTGGCAATAACATCTTTCATCTTCATGTTTTCAAAACAGAAAAGATTCAATGTACCTTCATCAACAGGTTTACCTTCTAATGCGTCAAAAATATCTGGAACAAATTGATCATGTACAACCATTACCTTTGTTTCAGGTGAAATGTTATGTTGAATCATAATTGATGGATAGAGAGATGTTGCGTCAAATGAAACAACCCAATCATGCATACCAACATCAGGATCACGAACGAAAGCACCTGCATATTGATCGTTACCGTCTTGTGGAGGAACATCTGGAAGAATGGTATTCTCAGTACTTAGGCGTGAAATGAATGCTCCATCCAAAACGCGCGTGGTTTTATCAAACTGTTCAAATGGAACACGGCAATTCAAGCAAATACCAATCATCAAATCCATGAACTTAATACGCTTGTCAATTTTTACCAAAATCATAACGTCTTGTACGTTATATTCAACATATCGCTGCCAATTCTTCAAATACAAATCGCGCAAAGTACCTTCAAATTCCAACTTAGTTTCACCAATTTCAACTTTTGCAATATAACCAAGTTTGAATGATTCTTGTTCACCTTGATGATACTTACGATACAAATCTAAATAGTCAATGCAGTTAATACCTGCAATTTCGTATGTTGTCTTTTCCTTACCAAATCGCATCTTCTTTTTAACTTCTTTGATGTATTTGACAGGACTCATTTTCCGCGTCTCTTCTTCACCAATTATCTTATAAGCACGATTTATGATATAAGGAATATCAAAACCACTACTATTCCAACCACTTAAAAAGTCAGGATGAAGTTTTCTAATGAACGCGACAAAGGACTTTAATAGTTCCTCTTCTGTATCAAATATTTTAACCCAAGCATTTTCTGGTAAGAATGATCTATCAAAATCTTTTTCACTGAAAACATACAGCTTTTCTTTTTTAGTTGAATATACCGTAATAATAGTAATAGGATGTTCAGCTAAATCTGGATCAGGGAAACCTTCTTCCGAGTGAACTTCAATGTCAATAAAGAATACGTCATATTTTGGTATATTCTTAATTTCTTGATTGCTATATCTATCCAATACAAATCTATTTGGAATATCAACATCTGATTCAAAAAGCTGTCTGTTGGCAGCTTTAAACATTTCACGCGTCTCTTTCATTTTACCATAATTTTCAAACTCAATTTTCTTGAGTTTATCACCGAAGATACTTGTAAAAGAACCTTCATCATTTTTCATGAAGAAGTAAAACGGTGCCTTTTCTTCAATATGAACTTTATTGCCTTGAGCATCATATTCCCAACAATGGATTTTTGTGCTGAATGGTGAAAAGGATACTGAAGAAAAGGTCATTGACTACTCGTTTGTTTGTTGTGTTATTATATATGAAAATTACTTGTCAAACTCACCAAAATTGATGTCATCTAAGCCTTCGTCTGAACTTGACTTAGCTTCTTTTGACTTTTTATCTTTTTTGGCTGGTTTTTCTTGTGGTTTATTTTCTTCGTCATCCACTATATGTTGTGGTGTTGATGGCTCCTCTTCAACATCATCAAGAAGAACTTGTTTAACGCTAACGGATGAAATATCCACAAGTCCTGTATTTTGTGACAAGATTTCATTTATCTGATCTGATGCACCCAATAACTCTTCCACGCGGCGATGAAAATCTTTTGGACCTAGATTCCATTTTTTAGGAGCTCCTCTACCAGAATTTGATTTACGGAATTCACACATTGTTGAATCAACCTCGCCATCATCCCAAATAATGTGCTCAATAACGAACATCTTTTTTGGTTTATCTTCTTTTTCTTCTGACATATATTTTCCCTTTGTTACGTTGGACTAATGATTTTACGCAGTGTTCTAGCAAAATCACCATCTATTTTAATGAACTTATCGGTATACTTTTTCGTTATCTTGGGATTATTTAAGAAGCTACCTCTTATCATATAAGATAAGTTGTGATCCTGGAACATTTTCAACATAGTTTCTGATGAATATCCACCAGGAATATCTGACATCAACATATATTCGTTTTTAGTCCACAATTTCTTGTAGACCTTTTTAGCTTCTTCAAATGTATAGAAAGGTTTCTCTCCAAATATTTTAAAAAGTAGGTCGTAATCAATTTTTCCAGCTAGCGCATGTGAAATTGTTAGACCGCGTTGAATATCTTCTTCTTGTGCATTCAACCAATCGGTCATCATATCAGGACTAGCATATAAAACATGTTTTAATTTAACAGTGGTTTCATCATAAATTCCAATTAACCAATGTATATGACGCCATTTTTTAATGTGATCAATTGTCACTGGACTTGCAGTTGAAACATCACCAACTGTTGTTGATTTTAATTCAAAATCATAACTGATACGCTTATAATGCAAAAAAGCGTCAAGATCCTGACGTTTCCGACTCGGAGCTTGTTTCAGTTTGAACTTTTTTATCAGTTCCTTCTCTCTGCCGTCGTCCTGGATCATTTTCTACAACACTTTCTTCAATATGTTTTTCTTTCTTTACTGGTGGATTTTTGACTAAACGATCCCAACGATCAAGAATTCTGGCAGCACTTGCTAATGTAATTGCGGACTTTTTATTATCACCTATTGCATGTAAACTAATAGCTTGATTTACTTTATTAAAAAGCAATTTATTAAGTTCATCAGGTGTATATTTTGGCATTTAGTACCACCATCCTGCATGTACTAACGCATTGCTTGAAAATACTGGAAAATGAATTACAGGAATATCAACTTGCTTAGAAATACCTTCAACTTGAGTTTTATCACTTTCAACAAATTTTGTGACATACCCATAGTATAATGTTCTATTCAACTCACGAATAGTTCTTGCCTTATGATCAATTATTGATTGTTTTGAGAAATCGTATTGCTCTGGTTTAAAGAAAACTCTTTGTGGTTTTACATTATACATTTCCAGCCATTGCCAAGTCTGATCATGCTCATTTTCTGGACGACCGGTAATGATAACAAATGTGCCATGTGGTCTGAAAATTGGTTCACAAACCATACGAATTTGTTTTATTTTTTCAAGTTGCTCGGGATTATTATAATCCATATTAATATCGGATACAATAACGCCATCCATATCAAAGGCTGTAATTAATTTACTTTCATTCATACTTCACCATAATTTTCATCATCTTCTTGAACTTTTACAGATACTTTTCTACCAGAACCGTATTCAGTTTCAAGAAAAGTTTTTATAGCTAACGCAAGAGATTCACAAGAATCATCTCCAAAAAATTTCAAATTATGGTTATTTTTATAATTTGACCACTTAGCATCAATATATGAATCTACTGCTGATTTTAATACAAAGAATTCAAGCTCTCTATCAGCATGAGTCACTTCAAGAGAAAAAGAAATGTTAAAAATATGTCTGTGGAAACTTCGTAGAAAATCCACTTGTTCGGGAGCATCTTTCCAACGATGAATACCTGGGAAACTAGTTTTTACTGTTATTTTCATTTTTTCTCTTAATGATTGTTGCGGTTTTAATTTCTTCTAACACTTCCATCAAGATTGGTTTTTCTTCTATAGTAAAATCCAAATCCAATGTTATATGAGGTAGTGGTCCAACACCAGCTACATGTTTATAAGAAAGATCATATTTTATTTTCATATTATTAAAATATAACCTGTAACATTTTATCCATTGTAAAGAAACGATCTAGACGTTTCACCAAACTTGGCAATTTCTTTGCATGTTCATCATAATTTGCGAGCATATCCTTCACCATAAATGATAAAATATCTAAATATCGTGATTCCAAACTACCGCCAGTTAAATATCCTTCATACTGACACCATTTTGGATACATTTCTTTATATGATAATCTATCAGGAACGAAGGGTAATGCTCCGTTTACTGCACCTTCATAGCATGAAATACCAAGTGTCTCTTGTAGATTCGCAGAGAATACCATTTTTGATCTAGCAAGCAAATTACCATATTGCGTTTTAGATAAATTCTTTTCTTGGCAAATTATAAATTGATATTCTGGAATACGCTTTGCCAATTCTTTAAATACTTGTGGTTGTTTTTCGGAACTTATTCTATGTGGAAACAGAATAATGTTTTCTTTAATTACTTCAGGTTGCTTAACATCTTTTATATATTGAAATGGAAATCCTACAATATGCGCTTTATTCTTATTTACTCTATATTTAAATGTTTGCATAAACATTGATTTATGAAATCTAGTAGCAAATAAATTGTAATCAGATGCATCAAAGAATGCTGCTTCTGCGTGTCTTACCCAACTTTTATCTTGAATTTCTCTACCTAAAAAATCTTGATAATCATAACTACCAGCATGCCAAAGTGAATAAATTGATACAGGTACTTTAGTCAATTCACTGATGTATCTAACTTGAATTATACCAGGATGCCATGCATCAGGAAATATTATTTTATCTTTTGGTTTTATTTCACCACTCTTAAATAAGCCAATTAGCTTATTCATCTGACTATTTTTCCATGCATTTGTTGTTGTGAAATTTAGAAATGCACCTTGGGTAGCTACTACTTCATTATCTTCATCATCACCTTTTAAAGTTATTACTTTTATATTTTTTTCATTAAGAGTTATATCGTTTTTAATATATTCATTAATACGTTTTTCTAATTCTGTTTCCCAATACCAGGTATAACGACTTTCAATTGCCTCAAGGGCCATAATATAAACGTTCATAATTAGTTCCAGCGAATGTAGCCGCGTAAATAACCACTTGGACGATTGACTCCGTCTTCAAATGCTTGTTTAACTTCGGTCATAGATGATCTATTGTATTCTTGCGTCCAATAATTGCCAACTGTTATTCTGTTTAAAGAAATTAATTCTGCGGTCAATCTCATCATGTCATTGAAATCTTTATTTCTTGGACTTGGCATGATGAATGTATGACAATTCCAGCACGAATCAAAGAAATTTGTAGTTACAGGAGTAAATGGTGTTGCAGCATAACAAATAACTGCTTCAACATCACCAAGATGTTTACTGATTAAATCAAAATTTTCAGCTTTACTACTTAAATCAATGATACCTTTCCACTTCTTTCCACTTTCAACAAGTTCATTCACTGATGTTAATGGTATACCTATTTTATCCCATTCAGACTTATGTGATGACCCTGCCACAACTACTTCTCTACCAAGTATTTTTAAGTATTGTCCAATAATCAAGCTCATAAATCCTGAACCAATAATTAAAATTGGCCATCCATATCTTGCTTGTGCTAAAAACTTTCTAGCAATATTGATCGCACATGCTGATGGTTGAAGAATATAATCCTTTTTCAATTCTGGAACTTTTACATATTCACCAACTTTTGCTTTATAAAAATCAGAATATGCAGGATCTGACCATGTTGCAACATAATCACCAATTTTTACATTTAAAATATCTGAACCAATAGCAGTAACAGTCCCAAGCCCCTCATGTCCTTGTTGACCAAAAGGCATTGGTTTTTCCCATCCAGCATATGCAGCAACATCGCTACGACATACACCACATGCCCAAGTTTTTATCATAATTTCATCAGGTTTAACTAATGTTGGACACCACTCTATTTCTTCAATGTCTCTTTTTCCTGTAGTATGTAATAACATATTCATTCAAAGAACTCATTTTTCATATCTTCACCCTCTTTTTCTTGGGCTTTATCTTGTTCTTCTCTATCTGAAAGTCTTTCACCTTCACTTGCAATTAAATAACTTGCTTGTTTTGGATTATCAAACATTTTATCAATTAATTTGAACAAATATACATCATAACTTCTAAATGCGCTACTGTACAGGTCATATGAATTTGTGTAAATAATATTTTGAAGACTATTCACATATTCTTTTAAAACGAACACGTTATGTGATTGAACAACATTATAGTAATACGACTCACCAACAGTTTTTAACGCATTGTCATTTAAAATATCTTTTAGTTTAATACCAGTACATACAGGGCAATAGCATGGAAGATTTACATCACCATTAACCTTTCCAATAAGTCTGTTACTCAAATGGTAAGATAGGAATCCTTTTGATTTTTCTGAACTCAAATATGACTCTTTATTATCAATTGAATTTATGGCTTCAAAATCGTTATGCGAGAATAGGAATTTTCCCCAACCACCATTTTGTGTTGCGTAGGAACTATCCATTGATACGTTAATTTTGTATCCAGCTTGATGCATTTTATGCTTGATGTAAATCATCAATGGCATGTATTTGGTTGCAGTGATACCAAAGAAGTGAATGTGTTTACATCTATCTTTCTTTTCCAGTTCACCACCTTCTAAGAACACAGCAAATGCATTTAGAATTACTCTGGCATCTTTTCTTAAAGATCCCATAGCCCAACCATCTAAGTTATAGTCCTTTACAGCATCGTACCACTTCTTACGGTCTTCATAAAGAACGCCCTGGGTAACATTCAACCAATTAATCTTGTTTTTTGTTGGACGCTTTTGAAGATATTCAATATTTTCTTTTGTTTTATTCAAATATTCATCAAAATCTTTTTCTGATACTTTATCTCCATTATATGTAGGTGGATGATCAATGATTGGTGCCATTGTTACATTGTTTTCCATCCATGTATAAAGTTTATCCTTTATTTCTGGTGTATCTTTGATTACTCCAGTCTTGATTTGGAATCCACCCGAGTCACCAAAAATCAGATTTACATCTTTATTCACATCATTAACACCAATATCCTTCATGAAATTTATATTCTTGAAGTTGTGCGCTGCTGATGTCAAAATATAAGGATGATTAAATAGCTTCTTATCATCTGTAAGACTATTTAAGTAAAATCTTGGAGATTTACCCTTAACTTTGAAATCTGCCTTCATGATTTGCGTATGTGTCGCAATTGAAATGGCAGGGAAAAAAATGAAATCTGATTGGTATTCCATTGTATTACTTGTTACCTACATTAATCAAGTTAAAGAATTCCTGTCTTGCTGATGCGTTTTCTTTAAAAACACCTTGTACGGATGAAGTAGTCATCCAGATATTTTCTTCTCTAACACCACGGGCAATTTCGCAAAAGTGACGACACTTCATGAACACTATAATTCCCTTAGGCTTCATCAAGTTTTGTATGTAATCAGAAATTTGTTGTGTCATTTCTTCTTGAATTTGCATACGACGACTAAAGAAACGAACTATTCTTGAGAATTTTGAAATTCCAATAACTTCGTCACCTGGAATGTATGCGATATAGCATGAACCGGCAATTGTAATTCCATGGTGGCTACATACAGAATCAACCTTGATAGGACCAGAAATAATCATTTGGTCTGTGTTTTGTTGATTTGGAAAAGTAGTTATTTTTGGTTCTTCGGAGAAATTACCTTCAAGGAGTTCTCTAACCCACATTTTTGCCATGCGTTGTGAAGACTCTTTAATATTAGGATCATTTTCTGTATCAAAATCAAGAACTTTAAAGAAGTCTTGAAAGACCTTTTCCATTTTCTTTTGTTTTTTGGCCAATTCTTTTTCAGTAAGAGGCTGATTACCATTTGCTTTAATTTTCGTCATATGTTATCCATTCTAAATTGTTGTAATTCCACGTCAAGAATTAAGAAAACAAATCTGTTATTGAATTATTATTTTCATACCGTATCGCGTCTTTATTTGATAATATAGTATATCCTTTTTTATTGAATATCTTATATTTTTTCTTGCTTGTCTGCATGAGCTTATCAAATAAATCTTGTCGGAATCCATTTGCATAATATTCCGAAACTTTAATTTGATCGTTATTATCCATCAATTCAGTTAATTGATTTTTTCTTCCCATATATGTGTTTGCTGATTCATTGAGTATTTCTTGCATGAAAATACCTTCAAAAAACATACCCCATTCCAATCGTGTATTGTCATATACTTTTTTTGAATATTTGTTAATTTCTTCTGCATCATATGCATCTAAATTATAAAGAGTAAAAACATCATCTACTACCTTTTCTTTGGTAGAAACAGTCAAGTTAGGCCAATCTTTAAAATTTTCCCACCAAGCAAACTCTTCAATCAATATAGTTCGGCATGAATGCAGAGTTTCAAAGGCACTAAATCCGAAACTTTCTCTTAATGAAGGATGGAATGCTACCTTTGCGCTTTGAATGAAATCAACTTTTTCTTTACCAATAATATCAAATTTCAATATATAGTTTTTAAGTCCTGCTTCAGCAAATGCTTCTTCCCACTTTTCTTTATGCGTTCCTCGTGTCATTACTTTAGCAAGTAATTCAACACCATATTTTTTCTTAATATCAACTAATGTTTTTATGAATAATGTTGGATTTTTTCTTTGTTCGTGTCTACCGATGAATAACACACCTTCACGTTTTGTTTCTTTATTTTTCAAAAGCTCTTGTTCAGGAACAAACATTGGCAAAGATAACACGCGTGCTTTTGGATATTTTGCTAGAATGTTTTTTCTATTTTGTTCAGTCTGTGTACCAACAGTAACACCCTCCAATGTAAACCAATTGGTTACTTGTTGATTAAATGAATCAAGAAATGTGTCGTTACGATCACTATCAAAGAACACCATATTTTCAATATGAGTGTAATATACAATAGGAACATGTTTATGTACCCAAAGGGTATGTAATGCTGGTAATCCTTCAGGAGTATTTACAACAAAGACATTGTAAATATTATGAGTCAATGCATTTACTGCCGAATCTCTGAAATTTATGATTTTTTCTTGATTTATTGAATCACCAAACTGGAAATAGCTTGCGTGAGTCCCATATGACAATGGCTTGGTTGGATAAAAAAATTGATGTGCTTCAAAAGTATCTTCTAATGAACCTTCACGTTTTCTAATTGGTTTATCAACAATAAAATCAACAACCCAACCTTGGCGAATAGCCATTTCACAAAAACTCTTAGCGAATTGACCTATACCACCACAAACGCCAAAATGTTGATCAGATATTAAAAAACCAATACGCATAACAAAAAACCCAACCTATTGTAAAGTTGGATTCAATTGTAGTTGGATTTTTAGATCAATCAACGATAAGTTTGATCATATAAGTCAATTGAGGATTGATTCTCAAACCAATTTTGTTCAACGTACGCTCTCTGTTTTGCTAAAACATCTGCTTTAAGAGCAGCATTTTCAGTTACTTCCTTGATTTTTGTATAAAACGCATCAGGATCATTTTGAACAAGCAAAGGAGCATTTGCCAAATCATATGGACCTTTACCATTTCCAATACTTGAACAAATGATAGGAATATTCATTGCAGCGAATTCTTTATATTTAAGATCACTCTTAGCCATATTAAAAATTGTGTCTGTAATTGGAGCAATAGCGCAGTCAGCACGAACGGTTTGCATCATGCTTGGATATTCCCAAAAGTTGACCCATGGCATAAAGCGAACTTTACCTTTCAACTTTTCAGGTACAACGCCAATAAACAGCCAATCAAATTCATCAACGGTTGCTTCAATCATAGGAATCATGAATTCTAAGTCGCCACCAGGACCACAATGCGATGCGGATCCAGCCCAAACTACAGTTGGCTTTTTACCACCCACTGATTTATCAGTAAATGTAGGATTCCATAAGAACTTTGGCAAAAAGTTTGGAATTACAACTGAATGATTAATACCAAAATTTTGTTGATAAAAATCCTTCAAAAATGGAGTTGAAAAGGTTACAACATTAGACATTTTCATGATGTTGACAACATTTTCTCTACGTTTTGGTGTATAGAATTGGTAAGCTAAAACGTTATGCGGTTCAATTCCATGTACCAAGTCATCTAATTCATATGCTAATCTAGATTTTCCACCTGTCTTATCAATACAATTACGGTATTCCCAAATACAACGCATTTGATTATCAGTACATTGACGTTGAAATCTGATCCAATCTGACATGCGAACAAGATTTAAATCAAAAACGAATTGATACATAAATGTTGTATCCCATTCAAGTTTTGCACTCAAATATCCCAAAGGGATAATTGTGCGATAGAAACCACACCCATTCTTATCTGAGGGAAAGTTAAGCAGTTTCTTTGATTCAGCCATTGGAGTTCCTATTCCGTTATAAATAAGTCTTTTTTATTATAATAATTTAAGACAAATTTTAATTAGGGAACAAATGACAGACATCAAAGCTACAAAACCAGAAGAAAAAAATCGTATGCGTGGCAAAGGCAAGATGAAAATTGTTAAGCGTCAGCGCGTTAATAATAAGGAGCTTAAAGAGGAACTTCTCAAATATATTGAATCAGAGAAGAAAAATGGTAAAGATAAAGGTATCGCAACTGATCGTCTTGGTGAAATCTTTATGGACCTAGTTGAAAATTATGCGACAAAGAAAAACTTTTCTTCATATAGTTATCTTGAAGAAATGAAAAGTAGAGCTATTTTGTTCCTATTAAAATACAGTAAATCTTTTAAACCTGAAAAATCTGATAATGCTTTCGCATATTGCACCCAAATCGTAAAAAACGCTTTCATTCAAGTCATTAAGAAAGAAAAGAAGCACGCTGAAATGAAGAAGGCATACGTTGAAAAGTACTATCATGAGAAAAATTGGTTGAAAAGAGAAGATCACTTGTTACCATAAGTGGTTAAATGAAATTTCTACTAGTAAGCGATATACATCTAGGTGTAAAAAATAATAATGAAGATTTCTTGTATCAGACGAGAGATTTTTTCAAAAATCAAGTAGTAAAAATAATTCAAGAAAAAGACATTGATATTGTCTGGATTCTTGGTGACTTATTTGATTCAAGAACATTGGTAAGCGTGTTAGTCAAAAGCATTGCAATTGATATTATGCAAGCCCTTCTTGATTCAAAGCCAACGCTTGAAATAAAGATTTTAGCTGGCAATCATGACATTTATTTTAAAACAACTACCGAAGTCGCATCTATCAATGTGTTTAAGAAATTTGATGATCGCGTTGAAACAATTACACAAATAAAAGGATATAATTTCAAAGGTTATAAAGTTTTGGCAGTACCTTGGCTTGTTGAAGAAAGTAGAAGCTGGAAAAGCTTTAATAAAATAGTAAATGATTTTGAAACAACCGGTAAAAAGACTGCTAACCTATGTCTTGGACACTTTGAAATCAATGGATTTGAAATTGTCAATGGAGTTGTTGAAGAGAAGGGTTTAGATCAGACTGCATTCAATTCATTTGATCAAACTTTTAGTGGACACTTCCATTTACGTAGAGCATTTGATAAGATTCAATACCTTGGATGTCCATATGAAATTACTTGGAACGATTGGGGTGATGATAAAGGTGTAACTATTTGGGATACTGAAACAAATAGTATGGAATTTATTCAATCAGAGAACTGTTCTAAGCACGTTCTTTTAAAATGGTCAGCAGTTAATAAAGACATGTCTCTTTTGCAGAAAGCTAAGGATAATTATGTCAAATTAGTGTTTGATGAAACGCCTGATGCTACACAAAGAATTGAAGCGTTAGATGTAATAGATACTATAGGTACACGTCGTTTAGAAATACTTGATGAGACAGTTGAATCTTTAGATACTTCAGACCTAGAAGCTGCAACAACTGATCATAATTTTGATCCACAGATGTTTATAAATTCTTTTCTTGATCAAATCAATATTCCTGATGGACTTGATAAGACTGAACTGATAAAATATGCTAACCAAATTTATTTAAGATCCCTAAAAAATTAATGAAAATATACTTCAAATCAATAGAGATTAAAAATTTCTTATCAGTTGGCAATGTTCCATTTATTTTAAACTTTACGACTGGTCTACACGCCATTATGGGTAAGGTTATTGGCCAAACCACATCAAATGGTGTAGGAAAATCTACTATTTGTGAGGCTATTGTTTGGGCATTATATGGGAAGACTCTACGAGAATTAAATAATGATAAGATAGTCAATTCAGTTAATGAACATGAATGTGAAGTTAGACTAACATTCTCAATTAATAACAAAGATTATGCTATTGAACGAGGATTGAAACCTGGTTATGTCAGATTAATTGATCTTTCAGTAGCAAAGAAAAAAGATCATCAAGATGAAGAACGTTCAAGTAAACGTGAAGATCAACAAGTTATTCAAAATTTGATTGGTATTTCATTTACTACATTTAAATACATAATTGCGGTTAATATTAATTATAGTATTCCATTCTTTAAAATGCCTATTGCATCAAAGCGGTCATTATTTGAAGACATCAACAATTTATGCATATATGGCAAGATGTTAGATATTTCTCGTAAGGATTACAATGAAAGTAGAAGTCTATTAAAGATTTCATCTGCTGAATTGAAGTTAATAAGAGAAAACTACAATCAGCAAGTTTCTATGTTTGAGTCATATGCTGATATGATCAAGAAGTGGCACATTGATCACGAAGCTGCGAAAGCATCAATCCTTAAACAAATAGAAACAACAAAAAAAGCTATTGAAGAGAAAGCTGAACAAATATGTGATATTGATTATTCTGAAAAGCACGCAAAGCTTGAAGAAATGAAAGATAAAATATTAGAAGCTATTGCAAAATATAAAGCTAAATTTGATTTAGGTCAAACTGAAGTACAGTCAATTCCTCAAAAGATTCGCACTCTTCTTGATAATCCAATATGCCCTTCATGCAATAGTCCAACCGATGGCGATCATGCAAAAAAGCATTTATCTGATCTGGAAGCAAGAAAAGAAGAATTACTTACACAAAATAAAGAAATCGCTCAGAAGATTCTCGGTTTTAAAGAGAAACAAAAAGAAGTTCAAGAAAAACTTAATAAAATAAGTAACACTATTAGCCTTCAAAGAGAGTTTAAAAAAGACTTGTCTCGTTTAGAAGAAAGATTGGAATCTTTAAACGACTCTTTTAACAAAGAAAATGTAAAAACAGCATCATTCAAACAGACAATCACACAAGAAATGATTGATAAAGCTAAGGTAATTCTTGATGAAAAAATTGCTGAGGTAGCAGCTTCTGAAAATTCTTTAAAATATAATGATTTCTTAAAAGATGTATTTGGCGATAATGGCATTAAGACTTGGGTTATTAAAAAAATAATTCCGGTCATCAATAAAAAGATGAATGAATATCTTTCTCATTTTGGTGCTAATTACAAAATTTCATTTAATCATGATCTTGAAGAAGTTTTCAAAACCAAACGTGGCGAAGAATTTGGTTACAGCAACTTTTCAAGTGGAGAACAGAAGAGAATTGATTTAGCCTTTATGTTTAGCATCATTTCTATTGCTAAGTCACAAAGTAGTGTTGATTGCAATATTTTGTTCTTGGATGAAGTTTGTGATAGCTCTATGTGCTCAGATGGCATCTACTCATTGATGACATTCTTGAAATCAGACTTTAAGACAATGGATCCTGAACTGGCAACATATGTTATCACTCACAAGAAAGAAATTTCTGAGGATAATTTTAATACTATTGTCCACTTGAAAAAAGAGGGTGGATTTACTAAGTTAGATCAAATTCAAGAATGCAAGCAAGTTATTCAAACTTGATTATTTTTGTATCTCTATCAGTTTCCCATGGAATGGTTTGTAATGTTCGGCAAGTGGTTATTCCTAACCAATTAGTATCTAATGCGCTTTTGATATATCCAACATAATGTTTTGTTAACTTATCAACAATTATCTGAAACTTATCTTCTTCATCTTCTAATGTTGAAAATTCTTCATTATGATTTCTAAAAAATTTATTATGTGATTGATATTGAATACAAAAATGTTTTTTATCTATATGATGCGAATGAGCACATTTCAATCTTATTAATCCATAAAATGTATTTTCTAATAATTCATCATTTCTTTCATCACCTTCACCAATGAATGCATGAAGTGAATTCATAAAATTATGTCTAAGTTTAAAATGATCTGAGGATGAATTTTGTATTTCAGCTAATATAGCACCCATATTATTTGAGTTATGTTTCATATACGAGACAGTCTCATACCATGCTTGATCTATTCCTGGGGTTATTTCATCCTCATCAGCAATAACATCATTTAAATTAACTGAAATTTGAAATATTATAGGATTTCCATCTTGGATTCTGTCACATGCAATATCAGCAGCATGTTTTGCTGATTCGCGTTTAGATGTTAGATACACTCCACCTAAACTTTTTTTACTAAAACAATCAATTGATCCATCATGGAAACTATAAATTCTATTTTTAGGAAATGGTATTAATCCTTCCTTTTCAATAGAATCTAAAAAATGAGATGTCGTTCCGTGAAACAAAATTGCATTTGGCATATGTATTGAACTCTAACAACTACACACTTTGTATCATAAATCAAACTAAAAAATATAAATAAGAATTACTATGACAAATAACTTAGGTTTACTTTTTGAAAATGCTGAGGTCAAGTTAATTGTTGAAATTGAAGATACCACACCAGACCTTCAAACATTGTTTATAAGATTTGTAGCTAAAAACTTGGGTATAAAGCAGTTACCTTCAATAAAAATTCTTTCTAAAAGAAAAGAAGGAATGACATTTGGTTGCTATGATCCTAAAGATAAGGAAGTATCTGTTTTAAAACTTGGCCGTGCAATGGCAGATTTCTTTAGAACCCTTGCACATGAATTAGTGCATTATAAGCAAGATGAAGATAAAAGAATTCCAGAAAAAATGCAAGGTCGCAATAAACAATTGGAAGATGAAGCCAATACTAAGGCTGCTGATTTAGTCTATATGTTCGGTCTTGATCATCCTGAAATTTATTCAACCGAAGAAGCTTAAAGTTCTTCGTCGTTTTCAGTACCATATGGTATTTCTTTTACAATTCTAATAATTTTAGGATTGTAAACAATTAAATGATCACGTTTTTCGTTATAAAATGCATCATATCCCAAGTTTAGCATTGAATTTGCCCAACCGTTAGGATCATATGCATACTCATCATTAGAAATAGTCCAAGCGGCATCAATTAATTTTGAATAATGATTAACCATGTTTGAAACTGCTTTTCTAAACGCTAATTTGGGATTTTCATCCCAATTTTCCAAATATTTTTTAAGATTTTCTGGTTCAGCCCAACTAATCAATTTTTCAATAGCTATTTTAGAGTTTTTTGTATTTAAAGTAAGAACTTTATTTGGTGTTATTTCACATTGATAGATAAACCCATCAGGTGCAGCATAATTTCTAGCTTCACTTAATAGCTGTGTAAAATAAATACCCGGACCGCTTTCATTTGGAGAATCATTCCCATATGGATCACGATCCATTTTTTGATCTTTAAATGAAGTTCTTTTATTCCTATCGCCATGTAGCCAGAGTTTAGGTAATGAAATATTATCTTTACCTTCTTCTAAATCTACATAGCGATTGAACTTCATATTATTATTATTTAGACAACTTTAGCAACTATGTCTTGTTCTTTGATGATTGTCAAAAGATCACCTTCTACGGTAACATCTGTGCCACCAAAACGACCCATTATAATAGTATCTCCAGGCTTTAGTACTGATTTTACTAATTGACCATTTTGAAGATAGCGACCAGGACCAACAGCAATTACAGTAGCTTGTTGTGGTTTTTCTTTTGAAGCTGATTCTGGAATAAAAATTCCACCTTGGGAAATTGTTCTTGAAATTTCAATTTTTTGAACAATTACATTATCTTCAAGAGGTTCAAGTGCAACCTTCTTTGTTCTTTTTGGAGTGATTCTTGGATCATTTTCAGCTTCAATATATGGATCACTATTGGTTACTTTTGTCGCTGTTACTAACTTTTTACTTTTCATATTTTTCCTTTTAAAATTCTTACTTATTGTATTACAAAGTAAAAAATTTTAGCCTGAACACATATCGCAACTTTTTGGATCAGCAATAGAACAAACGCCCTTGGCAATTTCAATTAATTCTTTAGGATTTTGTTTAAGCATATCCATAGTTTCCTTGTCATATCCAGAATATTCTAGTTTCTTTATTGCTTTAGAAAGTAGTTCATCATCCTTAACTTTTACCTTATTATCAAGAGTAATCTTTACAGCATCAGATGCAGCTTGCTGACGTAAGTAATAAATGCCAGTCTTCAAACCAGCTTTCCAACCATGGAATAATGCTGTTGTCATTTTAGCCATATTTGCATCCCTTACATACAAATTCATACTTTGAGTTTGACAAATATAAGGACCACGATCAGCAGCCATATTGAGAATTACTTTTTGACTTGTTTCACAAAC